TGTTGAAGTTTTAAGAAATTTCTTTTCTGTTACTTTTGTTAGTATTAATAGTTATCTTAAAGTATTTAAAGATTGTGTTAATGCTGATAATAAAGCTATTCCTTTAGTTCAAAAACTATCTGTTGAAGAAATTAAAGCTCGTCTTGAAACTGTTGAAAAATATAAGTTTTATATAACAGATACAGATGATAGTCAATTACTTTCTATGATAGGTTATATTAATAAGACTAGATGTTATAAAGATTCTAATGGAAATATTATTCGTACTGACTTGTATGGATTTAATAATTTCAATTATGATAATCTTATGATTGCTGCTTTACTTAGTTTTTATATGCGTACGAATAGTACGAAAGAACTTATTAATAAGTTATATGAAACTAGTAAAACTATTATTTCTAGTCAAGATGATAAAGATAAATTTAAAACTGATTTTTATCTTAATAGTCTTAGAAAATATAAACTACCATTTACAGGTGTTGATGTAATGCGTATATTTGCTCTTAATAAAGCAAGTGTAGTTGTAGATAGTAAAACAGGTGAACGTAAACCTGTTCCTAAAGGTTTAAAACAAACTTCAATTAATCTTCAATGGTATGAACTTCTAGAATATGAACTTCCTGATATTAATGAAAAAGAAGCTGAACTATATGATGAAATTCCTAGTCTTAAAGGAATGAATATTAAACAGCTTAATAAATTAGTAGATAAATGGGATAGATTTATTCTTGATGAATATATTGAACCTATGATGTATTATAATCTTAATGATGTTTTTATTGTAGCTGAAATAGTTCGTCTTTATCCAGAAGAAATTAAATCTCGTTATGCTATTAGTAAAGCTTATGATGTAGATGTTCTTAATTCTAGTCGTAGTAAAACTGCTGATATTCTTTTTGAGAAATTTTATAGTAAGTTTAGTGGTCTTGCTCCCGAACAATGGAAAGGTAAGAAAACTGAAAGAACTGCTATGAGTTTTAAGAAAGTTATTTTTCCTTTTATTAAATTCAAAACTAAAGAACTTCAAGATTTACTTGATAAACTATATAAAACTACTATTTATAGAGTTAATAAAGATGCTTTTAGTGAGAACGTTAAAATTGGAGATATAACTTATACTCTTGCAACTGGAGGTTTACATAGTCAAGATGTTCCTATGGAGTTATATTCAACTACTCTTTATGGTGATTACTTAACTCCATCCTCCACGGGGGGTAAACCTTTTACCATTTATCATTTTGATGTTGCTAGTTTTTATCCTAGTATAATAGGTGTTCATAAAGTTGCTCCTTCTCATATTGATACAAATGCTTTTTGTAATTTAATTAGTTGGATGAAACAAAAACGTGTTGATGTGAAACATAGTGAAGAAGAATACATAGATGGTATTGCTAAAGATATTCTTGCTTTAGTTTTAAAGATTGTCATAAATAGTATTTATGGCAAACTTGGATTTGAAAAAGGAGATTTATATGACCGTCTTGCTGTTCTTAAAGTTACTGTTAATGGACAACTTATGCTTCTTATGTTATGCGAAGCTCTTGAACTAGATAATATTCATATTATTAGTGCAAATACTGATGGTATTATGGTTAAAGTTTATATTGACCAAGAAGATAAATTTAAAGAAATTACTACTTGGTGGCAAGATATTACTGGTATGCAAGCTGATAGCGATGTTGTTCATAGTCTTATAGCTCGTGATGTTAATAATTATATTACTCAATTTAGGTCTAAAGGTAAGCTTAAAATTGAATCTAAAGGTGCTCTTAATCCTATGATGTATTCTTTAGATTTAACTAAAGGTTATTCTATGCCTATTGTTGCTCAAGCTATCGAAAACTATTTTCTTAAGAATAAACCTGTTATGGATACTCTTCAAGAAGCTACTAATATTCTTGACTTTTGTCTTACTCAAAATGTAGGTAGACAATTTCATGTAGAAGAAACTAAGATTGAAAATGGACAAGTTACTCATGTTGTTTGCCAAAGATATGTTCGATTTTATGTTTCTAATAGAGGTTATATTATTGAGAAAGTTCATAACGATAATGGTTCTCGTAGTAGAATGGCAGCTGGTTCTGTTGTAACAGTTATTAATAGTCTTGATGATAAAGATATTTCTCTTAGAGATATTAATTTTAAATTTTATTATCAAGAAGCTATGAAGATTATTAATCCTATTAAACTTAAGATTTCTCCTAAAGGTAAAGGTAAAAGTAAAATTAAAAAATATAGTGGTATGTATAATTCTATTTTTAATGAAGATGATTTTGGATGAAAAATATAGTTGAAGAATCATATAGTAAACTTATTAATAAATGGGGTTCTAAAGATTACAAAGGTATTGGAACTATCCATTGTGTTCAACCTCTTGATTATTCTGAAATTATAAGTAGAGTTATTACTCTGATGAGGAATAAAAATCCTAATCTTAAAATACTTATTGTTACAGATAATTGGAAAAGAAGAACAGAAATTGTTGATGGTCTTAAAAATCATAATATAAATATAGATACTATTAATATTCTTACTCATACTTATGTTAATAGTAGATATAATTATAGTTATGATATTTCTATTGTTGTTGGAGTTAATGAATGGAATTTATCTTGTAATACAGTTTTTAATCATGCTAGATTTAAACTTATGATTATAACTAAAGATACTATTGATACTGCCAAGCTAAAAGAAATTTATACTAATATTCCACCTATTAATGATAATATAAGTTCTAGTGGTATTAATGCTATGCGGTCTTTACTCCCCGTAGAGGAATACAGAGAGCCAATTTTGTTTGTTAGTCAAGATGATATTGCTAATTATAATAAATATACTGAATTTATTACTCAAACTATTCAAGTATTTGGCAATCTTGATAATATTAAATGTGCTCGAAATGGTACTCAAGACGGACGTAGTGCTATTCAATATATTACAGAAATAGCTGAATATAATGGATGGAGTGCTGATATGGATATGACTAATCCTTTTAGTAAACAAATTGATGAATGTTATAATCCTCTTGTTCTTGCTGAACGAGTTAAGACTTTTTATAATATTGTTCGTGAACGTATGCTTATATGTTCTGATAATGTTTGTAAGCTAGAAAGAATAGTTGAAATTATTAAAGATAATCCTGATAAACGATTTCTTATTATTAGTAAGAGAGGTGAATATGCTGCTACTGTAACTAAATATATTAATGATAAATTAGGTGAAATTTGTGGTGATTATCATGATAAAATTGAGGATAAAGTTCTAGTTGATGATAATGGTATTCCTGTTTTGTACAAGTCTGGAAGCAAGAAAGGGACTGCTCGTATAATCAAATCTAAGGCTATTTCCACGCTGAATTTGAAGTCTTTTAATGATGGCTTATTAAGAGTATTATCTATAAAAAATAATTCAACTGACAGCCTAGAAACAAGCGTAGACGAATGGATTTTAACCTCACCTTTATGTGATACCATAGATGAACTTATTTATCGTTATAATAATGTTAATTGTAGTCAATCAAAACTTAAAGTACATAAACTTTATATAGCTGGTACTATTGAGGAAGCAAGTCTTAAAAAGGAAAAGTTATCGACTAACCATGAAGTTATACAGAATGTTAATTCTGATATTAGTGCTCAAAATTTTGATGATATTATTTGCTAGTATAAATATAATAGTTACATTTGTTGTGTAATCAAAATCGCTCTTTGATAGAATGGACGAAGATAAAGAAGTTAAAGTTAATGATACTGCTGTTGCTGTTAGTAATAGTGGTATTGAAAAACAACATGGTGCTCAACATTCTGTTGCTCCATATCAGCTTAATTATATGAGTGAAGCTGAAATTGCAAGTCTTGAAGTATTTATCAAACGTGTTATGCGTAGTGATAAATGTGGTATTAAGTCTGTTGAAGATGGTCTTGCTATTGCAATGAGAGCTAAAGACCTTAGACTTCCATTTTCTACTTGCATTGAACATATTCATGTAGTTCAAGGTAAAACAGGTGTTGATGTTCACATTATTAAGGCATTACTTGTCAAAGGCAGCGTGAGTTGGGAAAAAGTAGATAATTATCGCGCTCTGTACGAATATACAGATGGCTTTAATGCTTATGATGAAGATAAACTTCCATCTGACTGTATTAAGTGTCTTACTCCCAAAGAGGCACAAACTAAAAATGCAGAAGATAAAGACCATGAACATATATATGTTTATCCTGTTAAATACTATAAAGATTATAATGGTAATGTATATAAGGAATATCAACTTAATGGTAAGTTTGAAATAGCTACTAATACTAATGAAGCTAAACAAATTGCTTCTACTGGTAAAGTTCCTGTTTATAGAATACCTGCTGTTCCTATTGATTATATTACTAGTTATCGTTTTTATCGTAAAATTGGAGAACGTAATATGGTTGCTACTGGTGAGTTTACTTATAAAGATGCTATTGTTGCTGGATGTTTTGAAAAAGATACTTATAAGAAATATCCTAAAATAATGATAAGTCATAGAGCATTTGTTTATGGTGCTCGTGAAATTGCTAATGATTTAATTATGGGCTGTTTAAGCACAGAAGAATTAAAGACTATGCAAGGTATTGATTTAAGTAATGAAGATATTATTGATATTACTGAAATTCAATAACATAAACAAACTAGAGAAATTATTATTAAACAAAACAGTCGTATGACTGATATTATTCACTTTTTAAATAATTATAATTATGAAAGATTTTAAGAAAGGTTTGAGTTTTGGTATGGGTATTGTTAATGCTGGTCAAAGAGCAGTTAGTGAAGAACCTGAATTGGTAGTTGTTTCTACTCCCGGTAGTTTCCGTATGACTGCCCAAGTTTCTAAAGCTCTCGGCATTGCTCATGGTGAATATGTAATGTTCATTAATAACTGTGCAAATATTGATAATGCTATTATCAATAAAGTACCCGAAGTTGTTGCTTTCTGTGAAGAACAAGGTTTGGATATTGAATCTCCCGAAGCTGCTATGGCTGTTCATGCTGAATTTGATATTTGGGCTTTGGCTAAAGGTATTGCTGAATTAGATAAGAATGGTAATCCTTGCACTACTCGTGTTCGTATGACTAAGAATGATAAAATTAAGTATGTTAATACTTATTTCCAAGAAACTCTTGAAGGTGCTTTATCTTCTTCTAATGAAGAACTGAAAGCTGCTCTTAGTCGTGAAGGTATTACAGAAGATGAACAGAAAGAACTTTTAGTTAGCTGTATTCAAGGTGATGAAGTTGTTAAAGTTAAAGGTTCTAAATGTGCTAATACTGCTGCTTTGTCTGGTATTGGTGTAACTCTTAACTTTACTGATTCTAATGTTTGGAAACAGTTAAAATCTAATATGACTGATGAAGAAGCTACTTCTAAGAATCGTGTTTATACAGTAGATATTGACAACTTGCAAGAAGCTGTTGTTAATAACGGTCATAAAGATATTGTTGTTAAGATTGCAATGCTTACCGAATATAAAGATGAAGAACCTATTCGTATCGGTAAGAAAGCTGAAAAAGAAGAAACTGCTGAATAATCAAATCTTCGTCCTAGAAATATAGTATCTTGAACATAGAGCTGCATTGTTAGTATTGCTAATAGTGCAGCTCTTATTTTATCTAATAATTCTTTTAATTACTTTAATTATGTCGACAGAAAAAGAAATTAAGAATGAAGCTGCTGTTGCAGCAAGTGCTGAACAAACTGCTAATGCAGAAGTACAAACTCCTAAAAAACGTAGAGGTAGAGGTATTAATAACGATTTACGTGATGTAACTCGTAAAAAGTTTGATGAACGTACTGATTGTAATAAAGCTAATGGCTTGTTTATTGGTCATCTTGAAGATGTTAAAGTTGATTGGGCTACACTGAAAGATGATGTTCAAGGTATGCCTTCATTTGCTGGTATGAGTATTCCTTATCTTACATTTACTTTTGCTAGTAATCATGAAAATATCAATGAACGTCGTTATGTAACTCAACGTCTTCTTCCTGCTGAAAGTAATGTTGAAACTATTCCTGGCGGTAAAGGTGCTTGGAAAGTTGATAACATTTTCCGCTTTATGAAACATATATATAATGTATTTGTTCTTAAAGGTCGTGATTTAACAGAAGAAGAAATTGATGCTCTTACTTTGCCTTTTGAAGATTTTGATGAAAATATGCAGTATGTACCTGTTGAAGCTGAGGAAGTTATAGCTGGTTATAAGACTGTGTTTGAAAATTATGTTAAGTTACTTAACAATAATGGTAAACCTGTTTATAATGATGCTAAAGGTAAACCTATTACTATTTGGATGAAACTTCTTCGTTTTGTTAAAAATGATGGTAAATGGCGTGCTGTTGTTGGAAGTAAATCTTCATTTGGTGATTTAGGATTTCCTACATTTATCAATGATGGAGTTATTGAACTTTATAAAGAACAATCTGCTCCTAGTTTGCATATTGACCCTTATAAAGAAAGTATTGTTTATCAAAAATCTGCCGAACAAGCTAAACAGCCAAATGTTGCTATGCCTGGTGTAGGTGTAATGCCCGGTGTTCAAACTGCTGCTCCTATAAATCCTGTTAGTGGATTTAATGGCGGTGGAGATTTTAGTCCATTTGGTGGTGGTAATGATGCTGCTGGTGCTTTTGTTAATCCAACAGAAGATTTACCATTTTAAAAAATTAAAGTTAGTTAAATAGTTGTATGTAAGAGGATTGGGTACTATTTTAGTACCTAATCCTCTTTTTTTATATGTTCACGATAAAGGTCGAATTAGAAATATTATGAAAAGAAATATTAGTAATACTATTTTAACTAAAGATTATATTTTCTCTAAAGTTAGTCAAATTACTATTTTTAGCACTTATACTGGAATTAGTGTTGAAGATATACAACATTGTATAGATACAGGAGAATTTATATCTAGTCCTTTTCGTGAAGATACTCATCCTAGTTTTGGTTTTAGATATGATAATAGGAATAAACTTAAAGGAAGAGATTTTGCTGGATATTGGTGGGGAGATTGTATAGATGCTGCTGCAACTGTACTCTCTGAAATTGTTCATAAGCAAATTGATATTTCTATTAAAAGTCAATTTCTATTTGTTCTTAAACATATTGCTTATACTTTTAGAAATATTATTTATGGACAAGATAAAGATGAAAACAACGATTATAATATTACTAGGGCTATTAGTAATGTACGTAATCATAAACCTATTATTGAACTTGTTACTCGTCCGTGGAATAATTTAGATGCTAAGTATTGGGGACAATTTGGTGTTAATCTTAATTTTCTTAATACTCATTTTGTTTATCCTGTTGACCAATTTTATATTAATCGTTCAACTAATCCTATTCCTAAATATTTTTACGATAAAGATAAAACGGATTTATGTTATGGTTACGTTCTTGGACAAGATAAAAGAGGAATAGTTAATGTTAAACTGTATTTTCCAAATAGGAATAAGAAAACTGAAGTTAAGTTTATAACTAATAGTAATACTATTGAAGGAGTTATTAATCTTGAATTAGATAATTATGACATTATTATTATAACTAAATCTACTAAAGATAGATTAAGTCTTGAATGTTATCTAAAGAGTATTAATCATTCCATCCTCTACGGGGGGTCTACCCTTGAGTCTAAGACTATTGGTGTTGTTAATATTCCACATGAAACTTATAAACTTCGTCAAATTGAATATGATTGGCTTCGTAGTAAACTTAATCGAAATGGTTTTCTTATTAGCCTTATGGATAATGATAGAACTGGTCTTATGGAAGCTGTAATTCTTAAGAATGATTATGATATTATACCTATTATTATTCCTAAAGAACTTGGTGTTAAAGATTTTGCCGAATTGAGAAATAGTTATTCTACAAATGTTATTAATGAATTAACTCAACAAGTTGTTAAATATATAGAAGATAATTATGGAGAAGAAAGTGAATTTACTTGGGATACGGAAGAAAGTAATACTTTGCCATACTAAAAGTTTAGCTGGTGTTACATATACTGTTATGCGTCCAATTACTGAAGAAGATGAACAAAATCTTGATAAATGGGAATGTATTAATGTAGATGGTAAACGTATTGATAAAAAAGATATTTATTGTTATGGAGAAATTAATCTATCTTCTAATGATGACGTTGAATATATCAAAAAGTTTAGCTTACTTGATACTGATAATGGTGGAACTATTCATAGTAATTTTAATTATCAAGAAGGTTATGCTCTTATTGAAGGAATAGCTAAAACTTATCCTACATTTGATATTGTTGAATGGTTTAAATATAATCATTGTCTTATAGGTAAACCAACTCGTATTATTATTTATAAATGTAAGAAAGAAAATCTATGATAATAAAAGGATATGAAGAAAAGCTAGATGATAGAGATATTAGATATATTAATTATGTTATTGATAAATCTACAATGGCTGATGCAATTGAATCTTATATTAAAGATTTAGATTGTACTACTATTTATCCTGATGGTTCTCGTCCTAGACAAACTATTAATTATGGTTATCGTATTACTCTTTCTAGTATTGAATATATTCTTGATAAACTTTATCTTGTTCTAGAACATCATCCAGAAAAAGCTCAAAGTTATATTGATTATCGTAATACTATTATTAAAAGAATTATTGATATACATGAAAAAAATCTTGATTTCGAGAGAAGAAACCCAGTACGATATTATAGTAAAGAACCAAGGAAACGCACTAGAAGTGCTAGCAGAATTAATCAATCAAAAGATGTCTTTACAGGTAAACCCATTGATGTTAGCACCGGTATTGCAAAGGCTATTAAGCCTAAAAAGGAAACGATTGCTCAGCGTAAAGCTAAACTTCTAGGTGGTAAAGCTGTTAGTTTTGCATTTAATGGTTTAAAAATAAGTGAACATAATGAATAAACTTTATCGTAGAAATAACAATGGTGTGCCTACTGTTTGGTGGGCTGAACTTGACAGTGGTACTAATAGTATCACTGTTTTTTATGGTCTTGTTCGAGGTAATATTCGTAAAGAAGTTTATGCTGTGACTCAAAAAGATGGTCAAAAAGAACTTGAAAGTAGATATAATGATAAGATTAAACAAGGATATACATATCTTAATGAACTTTGTGATATGCAGGGTTTACCCCCCGTGGAGGATGGAGATAATGATACTCTATTTAATTTTCTAAATACTTATCTACCTAAAGACCTTAGTAATGGAAACAGTAATCTTTTACTTCCAATGCTTGCTAAAACGTATAGTGGTAATGTTTGGAAAAAAGTCAGTTGTATGTATGGTCAGTATAAGATTAATGGTCTACGTTGTATTGTTACTGCTTATACTCAAAATGATATGTTTAAACCTGTTAGGCTTCGTTTCCAAAGTCGTGAAGGTCTTACTTGGCATACTCTTAGCTATCTTGAAGATTATTTGCTTGCTACTATCAATACAAATATTATCGACGATATGATTAATGGATTTGCAGCACTTGATGGTGAAGTTTATCTTCCAGGTTATACTGTTAATCAAATTAATCATTTTGTTAAAGATGCTAATTGTGTTGAAAATAAACTTCTTCAGTTTTGGTGTTATGATATTATGATGGAAGGTAATCAAACTCATAGAAATACATATCGTTATCATATTAAAATGCCTACTCGCTTTAATAATATTAAAGAACATTATAATAATAAAGAACGATTGATTATTCTTCCTAGTGGATATATTACTAATGATAATGAAGCTATTGACGCTAGAAATCATTTTATTAATTTAGGATTTGAAGGTCTTATACTTCGTAATACCGAAACTGATTATCAATATGGTAGACGTAGAGCTAATTATATGGAGAAGTTTAAAGATGCTGCTGAGGGAGATTTTATAATTCTTGATATTTATAAAGAAAAGAAACGTGATTTACCTATTCTTCTTTGTAAAAATGATATTAATAATGAAAAGTTTGAAACTCGTTTAAGCACTAGTCATGTCGTTCAACAGGAAGTTTTATTTAATTCTCAATCTTATATTGGTAGAACTGTTCATATAGAATATGGTGAACGGAGTGGTGTTAGTAGAGTTCCATTTCATATTAAAACTGTTGTTATAAATGGAGATACTAGATTATAATGTAATTAAGAATAATAATTTTGATAGAACTAAATCTTATTTTAGTTGTTATTATAAATCTATTATTCTATTTACTGATTATGATGCTAAAAGTTATAATTTTGCTGTTAGATATAATGATAAAACTAAAAGTAATGAACTTTATGTGATTTTATATAATGATGATAAAGTTAATAATAGTATTCCTATTGTTCGAGATGCTAATACTGGATTTAAATTATATATTCCTAATAGAGTTATTAGACTTCTTGATACAAGACTACGTAATACTTTTGTTATGTCTAAAGATGATTTTAATATTAATGTTAAGTTTGTAGAAGAACGTAATAGTTTTTGTATTATTTATCATATAGATATTGATTAAGGTGAAGCCTAGTACATAATATGGTGTGCTAGGCTTTTCTATTTGTTAGAGGTCTAAAACTATACAGAACACGCTCGTAGACATGATTCTTTTTGCCTGTATTCAATTTTATATATCAGAATGATTAATCTATCACGATAAGATTTGCGTGTCATGTTGAGCCTTAAAATGCGTCATTCTCACTATGATATTTAACATTAAATTCAGCATCATTATTACTAGTAAATTCCTATTATATTTTTATATTTGTCTTGATAAACAAAAACAAATTATTATGAGTATTAATAAAGTTACTATTGTTGGTATTAAAGGATTTAAAGGAAGCGGTAAAGATACAGTTGCTTCTATGATTAGTTATATCCTTCACGATGGTATTATGAAAGCTAGTTATGATACTTGGCTTCTTTATCATAAAAATGATTTTATCGAAAATGATGAAATAATTATTCATTTTGCTGATAAACTTAAAGATGATATATCTGAATTTTGTGGTATTGACCGTAAGCTTCTTGATAAACAAGAAATTAAAGAAAATTATTATTATAATTTTAAGACTGGTATTGTTACTACTAATATTACAGACTCTTTTTATGTTGTTGATAATTGTAATGATAATATATTAAAATATAATGATTTGGCTGGATATCTTGTTTTATATAGTAATAATGTTAGTATTAAAATTAGAGTTCTTCTTCAATATTATGGTACTAATATTATTAGAAATCATTTTTGGAAAGAAGCTTTTATTCGTTATACTATGAATAAAGCATTTGATATAAGAAATAGTAAAGGTCAATGTATTATATCTGATGCTAGATTTGAAGATGAATGTATGGCTATTAAATATTATGGTGGAAAAATAATTAGAGTAGATAGAAGAGTTAATAATGATAATCATGAAAGTGAACAAATTAAAATTTCTCAAGATGATTATGTTATTGATAATACTGGTACTCTTGTTGGTCTTTTTTATAAAGTTCTTAAATTTGTAACTGATTATATGGTATGAAATTACATCCTATTTTTGGTATAAATGCTCTTGCTAGAGTTTGTATATGTTGTGGTAAAGTTATTGGTTATACTCCACTTGGAAATTCTGTTGAAGAAGATGCTAGTAAGAGTAAACAAATAGCTGAGGCTATTGTATGTAAAGAATGTATAGATAAACTTGATAGTGAAACTTGCTTTATAGCTTGTGGCATGGATAAAGATAATTATATAACTGCTACTTACGATACTTTATGGATTAGAAATAAAGGTCTTAAAGAGTTTTTTAAAGAGCTTGATTCTATACAGCCTATTAATATTATACCTAAAGAACATTTTTATAGTGTATTTGGAAATATAGTTAAAGATTTTTATAATAATCAAGAAGATGAAAATAATTGAACCAAAAGTTGAACTTTGGCAACAAGGAGATGATTCTAAAGCTCATGTTGCTAGATGTGCAAGAGTTTGTTATGGTAGAACAAGTGGTAATGATGAAGCTACTATTAAACGACTTATTAATGATGAACATTGGAGTATGTTTCGTCATGGAACTTATTATATAATAGCTAATGATAGTGATAAAACTTTAGAAACTATTGTTATTAATTATGCTAATACTATTGGTTTTAGTTATCATTATGAAAAACATGTTTATTATATAACTGTTAATGGTAATTGGGTTTTAGACCATAAAACACAATTTGGTTATCTATCTAAATATATTGTTCCTATTGAAGATTTTTGTAATACTGAAATAGGATTTCATATGATGAGATATACTTTTTGTGTTGATACACAAATTAGTACTTCTCGTGAATTAAATCGTGTTAGTCCTAATAGTATTGCTGAAAAGTCAACTAGATATGTTTATGAAGATGGAAGTATTTGTAGACCTCATTGGATGACTGATGAAGAAGTAGATTATTTAAATAATGAACCTATTTTTGAAGAATGGTGCAATTCTCATAAAAAAGCATCTATTTATAGAGATAGTTGTAATAATTCTTTTAATAAATATAAACTTCTTGTAGATATTGGTATGCATCGTCAAGATGCTCGTGGTGTTCTTCCTCTTGATACTGCTACTAGATGTGTTTATACATATTCTATTGATGAATGGAGAGCTATTATTGACCTACGTTATTATGGTACCAAAGGTAAACCTCATTCAAATGCCAAACTTATAGCTGGAATAATTAGAAATAATTTAATGGAACTTGGATATGACTTCAGAGATTGATAAACTTAAACACTTTCATGTTGAAAATTATAGTGATACTAATTTCACTGATGATTTAAATGATGGTGAAGAATTTCTTTATACTACAATTGGAATTAAAGATGACAAAGAAGTAACATTTCTATGTAAATATGTTAAAAATAAACATATTGAAATTTGTCCTAATTGTGTATTTAACAATTATCTTTGTTATGGTCTTTTATGTAATATTGTTGTTCTTAAAGTAATTAAAAATGAAGAAAAGTAAACGTTATATTAAAAAGCAAAATAATAAACCTCTTATTAATAAGAAAGTTTTAGCTAAAGTTATTAGAGAAAGTAATATTTGTAAACATGCTATTAAAGAACTTAAACTTGCTTATTTGGTTATTTAAATCCTTATTATCGTTCTGCTTATAATGTATCTAAACGTAGAAAATAATGGCAAATATTTATAATATTACTACTGAACTTGAGGATATATTTCTTGAATTAGAAGAAAATGGAGGTGAATTAACTCCTGAACTTGAAGAACGTCTTGCTATTACACAAGAAAGTCTTAAATCTAAACTTGATAGTTATCGTAAAGCATATACTGTACTTAATCTTGAAGCTGAATCTTGTAAAAAAGAAGAGCAACGATTAGCTGTTCTTCGTAAAACTAAAGAAAACAATGCTGAAAGACTTAAAGGAGTTATGCTTGATGCTGTTATTACTTATGGAGATTTAGGTAAATCTGGTAATAAAGTTATTAATCTAGTTGATAGTAAACTATATACTAAAAATACTAAATGTGTTGAAATTGATGAAAATCTTAATCAAATATTTATTGATTTAGTTCTTGAACATTTACAATCTCTTTGGGATAATGATATGATTGATGGTAATTTTTCATTTAGTAGAGATATTCTTCTTGAACAAATTAATGATAAATTTACTGAAAGATATCCTGAACAATCTGCTAGACTTAGAGAAGAAACTGGAGGTTATTTTACGCTTGATGATTTAGATTGTATTAAAGTTAAATTTGAAATTGAAAAATCTATTGGAGATTTAGCTAATAAAATTAATTTTGATTTACTTAATACTTTCTTTAATCATCAACATGAAATGACTAGAAGTAGCAGTGTTAATAAAACTACTATGAAGAATATTCTTAATGATGGTAGAGATATTAGTATAGCTAAACTTGTTAAAAATACTAGTCTTATTATTAAATAACTTGGTTATACTCCCCGTAGAGGACAGAATTAAGTTCATCCTCCACGGGGAGTCAATACTACTAATCTTGCTAATTATGGAACTAGAAGAAAAAGTAAAAGAATTAATAAAATGGTATATGGATACTTATGGTGTTAATAAAGACCGGGCTGTTAGAGATATTGAAAGTGTTATGTTACGTATAAGTCATAAATAATATGTATAAAGTAAAAGGTAAACCTTGGGCTTATTCTGGTGCTATTGATGTATCAGATTGTGCTACTGCTAAAGAAGTTATGCTTAAAGCTGGACTTAATTTTAATGTAGCTAAATGTGAACTAGTTGGTAAAATGCCTATTAAACTTACTGGAACTGATGAAGAACTTGACCGAATTATTAAAGAACAAAAAGAAGGCGCTCATGTTTTTGGTACTGACATTTATCGTAAGTGTGATAACGCCTTTGCTACCTATCGTACTGATTACAATATTCCTTTAGGTGTAGTTAAAAGCAAATACACTATTGTACAAAACAATGATGCTTTTAATTTCTTTGATGGTGCTATTGGTAAAAATTCTGCTATTTGGCAAACTGCTGGATTTTGGGGAAATGGTGAGAGAATATTTGTAAGTGCTAAACTTCCTAATAATATTCTTGTTAAAGGTGACCCTGTTGAAAATTATCTAGTATTTACTAATACTCATGATGGTAGTGGTGGAGTTAAAATTTTATTTACTCCTATTAGAGTTATTTGTCAAAATACTCTTAATGCTGCTATTCGTACTAGTAGTAATTATGTTAGTTTTCGACATACCAATAGCGTTCATAATAAGATTTCTGTTGCACAAGAAATACTTGGAATTAGTAAAATTAAATCTGAAGAATTTGGTCAATATTGTAATTTACTTGCTGATATTAAGGTTACTGACGAAGATGTAATCCAATTTATTGGAGAAAATATTCTTACTGAAGATGAAATTCAACGTCTAAAAGATACAGGGCATACTATTAAAGATATTGCTTATCGTAGTGGTTTAGCTTTAACAGATAGTAAAATAAGTAGTAGAAAAATGAATGTTATTTCTGATACTTATAGTTATTATTTTGATGGTCCCGGTCAAAGAGATATTCTTGGTACAGCTTGGGGTGCAGTTAATGCTATTAGTGGATATTATTCTAATATAGATAATATTGAAGGTACTAAGCGATTTGATAGTATTTGTTATGGTGATAAATCAAGAAAAATAGAAAATGCTTTTGCACTTGCAGAAGCTCTTTAATTTAATAATTTAATTATATATGGAAATAAAAGTATTTAAACTGAAAGAAATTAAACTTCTTAGTGGAGATGTTGTAAATATAGAACAGTATTGTAATGTTCAACCTATTTTACCTGCTTATGGTAAAGAAGGTGATGCTTGTATGGATGTTTATCCTATTCTTTGTGAGCATGATGTAGATAAAGATAGAATTATCTATCATACAGGTTTAGCATTTAATATTGGAAATGATGCTAATGGTGAACCTAATGAAATGTCTTTACGTCCTAGAAGTAATCTTACTAAATCTGACTTTTATATGCCTAATGCTCCTGGTACTCTTGATTGGGGTTATCGTGGAGAACTTCTTATTATTTTTAAGAATCGTACTTCTAGAGATTTAGTTCATGCTGTATCTACTCTTGTTGAAGTAGTTGATAAACTTAGAGAACATATGCATTTACCTGATAGTATGGTTGGTAATGCTAGACTTAAACTTAATAATGTTAGAACTACAATGACTAACATACTTGCTAAAGTTTCTACTCCACCATATAATTGTGATGGTAAAGATAGATGTTGTCAATTAATTATTAATAGTGCTGAACGTATTAGTTGGAAAGAAGTTAAATCTATTGAAGAATTAGGAGAAAGTGAACGTGGAAACAAAGGATTTGGAGAAGGAACAGGAGGAGCAGCTAAAGCTTAAAGTTGGTGCTCGTTATATTCATAATAAAACGTCTAATGAATATATAATTATTAGTATTACTAAAATGAAACATCCAGATACAGGTGAATGGATTCCTGCTGTTATTTATAAAGTTGATGGGCTTGAACCTTTATGGTGTAGAAGTGTTGAAAGTTTTAAAAGTCATTTTAGTGATGCTAAAGTTGAAGGTAATGAAGTTTATCTATGAAAAAGTTAATCTTGTTTTATTTACCTGATTGTAATGTTAGTAAACTTTTTGAAGAAAGGCTTCACAAAGCTCTTGCTCTACCTGAGTTTGCCGGTAGGTTTAATCTTATTAGGCATAATCTATATACTGATACTGGTAGACAAGAAGCGCGTAATGTTGGTATTAGTGATGCTCCTACTGCTTATTGTGATGGTGATATTCTACATGGTGTGCAAAGCGATTACACTTTTCGGAGGTATCTTCGCAAGCTGTTAGAATAGTCATAGACCTAATTCTTTTGCCCTACATTGAATTTTAATTGTTATTATGATTAATCTATCATGACATGAATATCATTCAATGTGGGGCTTTAAAATAGCTAATTTTATAAATTCTCATTATATTATACGAATACTATGGTTAAAATTGAATTTTATTATAAAAGTGCTGATAAAGATAAAACAGAAGCTATGAGAGAAGCTATTGATATAGCTTTATTTGGTACTAACGTTCAATGTAATTTTAAAAATCTTCCTGACCATCTTATTCTTGAAAATATGATACTTGAAAAGGCTGTTGCCGGTAAGAATATTACTGAATATCCTACTTGTATTATATATCGAGATGATACAGAATATAAACGATATAGTAATTCTGTTACTTGGGAAGAACTTCGTAATGATATTAATTATCTTACTGGAGATGAACCTACAAGACAAACAAATAATATATTTGTTGAAGCGTTTATTGATGAACATGATTGTATAACTCGTGCTAAATGTGCTGATGCTATTGCTTGGATGTGGAAATATCAAAATACTAAAGTAGAATATATTCAAACTAATGTTGATAATCCGAATAAGTTTGCTGTTGTAATTAAAGATAGTTGGAGAACTTATGCTACTTATGTATATTCTGATAGTCTTACTACTGAAATGATTAAGAATACTCTTCTTAGAGTTCCTAATACTATTAAAGAAGCTGTTAAAAATAATGCTATTGTGTTATGATACGTATTGATTGTTTTACTAGAGATGGTTGTGACGCTTGTAAAATAGCAATTAAAAATATAACTGATGCTATTAATGAAGCTAATTGTGATATTACTCTTAATATTCGTAATACAAATCTAGATGATATTCTAAGAAAAGAAATTACTAAATTTCCTACTACTGTTATTACTAAAGTCGATAATGATTATAAAAGAAAAGAACTAGCTCGGCTTGAAGGAAGTTTTCCTAGTGATTATATTAAAGATATTATTAATAAACTTGAAAAAGAATAAACTATGACAGTTAAAGAACTTATAGATAAACTTCAACAATTTGATGAAGATAAACTTGTTTTAGTTGAAGATACTGAATATAAAGAATTTCATGCTATTGATGTTGAACCGGTAGATGATAGATTTGTAATAATTACTACTACGATTAAATAAATAATTAAATTTTAAAATTATGGCTAAATTTATTGGAGTTAAAATGATTGAAGCTGTTCCTATGACAGCTCGTGAAGCAAATGACAAAGGTTATAGAATTGGTAATCATTCTTTTGAAAAAGATGGTTATGAAGTAACTTATCCTAATGGATATAAATCTTGGAGTCCTGCTAAAGAGTTTGAGAAAGCTTATTATAAACTTGAAGACCCTGCTGGAGATGTTCTTAAAGAGAATGATATTAAGAGATTTATTAAAGATATTGAAAATGTAAAAGTTGGTACTAAAACAACTAATACTACTCTTACTTGTCTTACTGGATTTGAAGTTCATGGTCAAGCAGCTTGTGTAAAACCTGAAAACTTTGATTTAAATGTTGGTGCTAATTATGCTCGAATTAAAGCTGAAGATAAAATTTGGGAAGGTCTTGGATTTGTTCTCCAATGGGCTAAATATGGACTAAAGAAGTAAATAGTATTAATGCTAATGGTTTATATGTTATACTTAAAGCTGGCTCTAATAGAGCTGGCTTTATTAAATTTGATGATTAGCTTGGAACCGCTACGAGTGCTACGCACTCTTCGCTATACTCCCCGTAGAGGATGGAATAGTAGTTATGCTAGTAATATTAGTATAGTTATTAATGATAATGATTATATTGATTGAATGAATACTAGTCTATTCCATCCTCTACGGGGAGTTGAGCGTAGCGAAGCGGAGCGTTCTACTAATCCTTAAACTTATAGTCGTTGGCATGACTGAAACCTCGGTAGCTAAGCTAGTCTTACTACTGAGGTTTATTTTTATCTTATTATTAAACTTAAATATATTATAATTATGGTTGCATTTATTGTTCTTCTTGGAATTATATTTGGTGGTGTTAAACTATTAGCAGTTGCTAATAATATTAGTGATAGTGAAGCTATGGATAAGTATAGTGGAAAACTATTTGTTGTTGGTATTATAGTTTTTGTTATTCTTATGTGTGTTATTGGTAATAATGATGATGGTTTTAATTAAGATAAAAGTAAAAGGGCTTGTCTAGGTAGCGATACCATAGGCAAGCCCTTATTTTTTACTAGATTCAAGTCCAGCTTATTCAAATATATCTTTACCTATATCTTTATAAGGTATAATACTAAGTATATTTTCATCAACTTTATAATAACTATTATTATTAGGTAAATCAAGAACTCGATTAATACTACGAACAACAGGTATATTACGAACAGCCATAACTTCAAACTTGTTCATACCTTTATATCTACCAGTAGTATATTCCTCAGTAAAATCTTCTTCAATAAGAAATCTAGCAGCCATAGCAGTAGTACCAAGTAAGTCATTAATAGTTTGTCCAATAGCAATAGGACTAGACCATAGTTTTTTACCTTCAGCATAAGCACCAAATGGAGTAAATGAAGCAGCTTCAGAAGCAAGACGGTCAGCGTGATAAAGCATAAGATTATACATAATACTTTCATCGTCATCACCTCCCATACCAGTTATAGCAATTGCTCCAATAATAGCAGCTCCTACATAAAGTAAATCACCTAAATTACGTCTAATATTTGCTTTTTCATGTTCAGGAAGAAGTTCATAGTTAAGTTTGAAATTAACAGCAAATGAAAGTAAATTCTTACCATAAATTTGAAATGCTTTAAGAACATCACTTACATTATTAACTTCTCCTACGTTACTTTCTTTAAATGGAATAGTCAAATAATCATAAAGACTAGTATAACTACCTTTTTCAACAGTACCTAGAGTTTCATTATAATAACCATTCCAACGATAACGTTTCTTAAAACCAGGATAAAGATGTTTATGATATTGCATAACCATACCACCCCACCAATGTTGTTCAATATTAGCAGAACCAAGTTTATCATAAACACCATGAACTTTCTTATTTACTTCACGAACTTTATCAATAAATTTAGCATATTCTTTAAGAGTAAGTTTACTATCAGATTTTATTTGAGCAATTCCATCTTTAAGTTCAAACTGATTATAAATATCTGGAAGTTTAGCAAACTTTTTATCGATATTCTTAATAAGTTCTTTACGTTTAGCTATATATTCTCTTTGTTGTTCTTCATTAAGATAAGTCTTAACAAAATCGAATATAGGATTAGCTTTAAATAGATTATATTTAGCTCGTTTTTTATTATCAGCTTTAGCATCATCCATGAACTTATTGAATTGTTCAAGTAGAGCTTGGTTCTCTCCTCCACGGGGAGTATTTATTACAGACATAAGAGCATCTTGTTCAGCTTTACGATGATACATTTCTTTACTCATTATATCATAACCACCTCTACCATTATCAACAAGTCTATGAGATTTAAGCATAGCAAATAGCATAACATTTTGCATATAATGTTCACCAACAGATTGAGGACTAAATAGTAATCCACGAACTCTACGAATATTTTCTTTAAGACCTTCAACAGTACTAACTTCAGTTACTCTATCAAAGTCAACTACATGACTAAGTTTAATAATAGCATCTTGAAGTGTACTACTATTTTCACTATACATATTAGCCATATAACTAACAGTTCCTTTAATCCATTCAGATTTACCAGCTTCCCAATCTTTAAGATTAATATATTCACCAGCAGCTCGTTCCATAAATATATTACTAGAACCAGTAAGAACGTTAGCAATACCACCAGTAATGTTCATCATCATATATTTACTACCAGCAATGTTTTGAGCAAGAGAACCAAGTTTAACTAGATTAGGAATTTTATTATCCTTATATTGTTCAAATACAAGACGACGTATAAAACTTCTAAGATGTGCACTAGTTCTGGTTTGTTGTTCTTGTTTATATTCAATTTCTCCACCAGCACTAGCTTCTCTATTTTCACTTATACTACCTTTATAATTTATATCATAAGCGGTATTACTAGTAATAATTTGGTCAGCAGTATAAAGAAGATTTTTAACTGTTTTAACAGCATTATATCTATTGCTTTCAATTAAGAAACTATTAAATACTTCTTCCCAATTACGATTAAGAATATCATTATGAATTTTATTATTCTTTTCAATAATTTCATCTCTAGCTTTAATAGCAGCAGCTTTACGTTTACTAAATTCTTCATCACTTTCATCAGGTTCTTTAAATTTAGGTATAGTAGGCAACTGTTGAGTATCTTTATTAACTAATTGAATTAATCTAGGGTTAGGAATATCATAATCTTTATCAAAAGTTAAATCTTCATTATTTCTCCAACTAGTATTATTAGGAACATTGGCTGTCCAACCAAGAAAACTAAGAGCTTGTTCAAAGTAATCTTTAACAGTCATATCTTTAGACTTAGGTAAAGCTGGAAGATAACCCATATCAACATATCTCTTATTACTATTAGTAAAACAATACTTTTTCATAAGTTCATTTACTTTATTCATAAGTTCAAGTTGATACTCATTAAGACTAGTATAATTAGGATTATCATATCCTGTTCCTACTTTGTACTTATTAACAAAACTACTATATTCTGGATTAACAAGTTCTTCTTTAGGAGTAATATACATTTGATTAATACGTGGTTCATAATTACCAACAACAGCTGAACCATCATCTTTAATCATTTGCATAGTAGTCCAAATACGAATAGGTTTAATAGTACGAGTATATGGGTCAAAATAATGATTATCTCTATACCATTGTTTATATTCAATACTATCAATACCATATTTGTCAAGAACTTCTCTTTCTTTCATATAATAATATTGAGTAGTAGTTTCTCTAGTTCTCTTTTGAAGAATATTAATTGCAGCAGTTCTATCAATATCAGTCCATTTATCTAAATCTTTAGGTTTAATAATACCATAAATAGTTCGATTAGGTCTTTCTGTAATAGTTCCATTTTCTTCAATTTGTTCACTAAATACTTCTAGCCATTTATCATAATATTTTTTACCTTTAGCAAAAGCTCTATTTTTATCAAGTTCGTATTGTTTCCAATTATAAGTAACATCACATTCACTTTCAATAAATTCAGCAACACGTTTTGCTTTAGCTTTATCAGTACTCTTTTCACCTCTAGTAATTTCATTAAATACTTCAAAACCAGTCTTGAGTTGTTCTAAATCTTCTTGACTAATATCAGCAGTATTAAGAGTTCTAGTAGCATTATCAAAATATTTTTCAAGTATTTTATTAATAGCTTCTCCTACATTAATTTCTTCTTCGCTCTTAGATTTATTACCTGTAAGATAATTATAAAAATCAGCACGATAAATTCTAAGTTCATCTTCAGCAGAACGAATAATACCAGCATAAGGCATACCGTTACCTTTAGTATATTTATATTTTCTAATTGTTTCAGCTTTAATAAGAGCGGCACGTTCTTCAGGTATTTTACGTCCATCAACTACATTAAATTCATCTTTAGCTTGAAATTCTTTAATAGCAAGATTAAGAACACTATTACCTTTATTAGCATCTTTAAGTTCTTCAAACGCCCAATTTAAATCTTCTATATCTTTAATATCAAGAATATATCTAGTATTCTTACGAATCCATTCTTTAGCTTCACGATATTCAGGAACTTTCATAAGTTCTTCCATACTAATAAGAAGATTACCATTAGCATCACGTTGACTTTCATATTTACTAATAATAGAAAGTTGTTCTTTAAGTTTAGAATCAAATCCTTCTTTAGCTTGCTTATTATAGAACATTTCTTTAATTTTACGAATATTAGTTTGATAAGCACGAAGTCTTTCAGCTACATTTAAATCATGACCAATTTTTTTATTACCATCTTCATCATAAAGACTAGTAAGGCTATCCATTTGAGCATAGATACGTCCAAGTTCTTCATCTTGACTTTGCGTAGTAACATTATCAGTAGCTTGACTTAGAATATCTCGTATTCTACCATTAAGTCTTTTATATTCAGCAAATTCTTTAGGAATACCATCATCTCCTTTTTTAAGTCCTAATAAACTTCTTTCAAGATTTATAATATAAGTAGAATATTCAATAGTAACATTATTACCATCTTCATCTTGAACTGTAATTGGTTTAAGCTGATGAATAGTAGTCATATCAATAAATTTAGCTTTATTAGATAAAGCAATAAGATGTTCAACACTATTTATACCAAATTTTTGTTCAGCTTCAATAGCAGCATCTCTATATTTCTTTATCTTTTCTTCCCAAATAGGATTATTAGGTTGAATTAATCTACCATCATCATCAATTATACTATTAAGACTAACAGATTTACCAGCTTTAGCAGCTCTAGTCTTAAGCTCTTTAAGATAATTTCTAAAGTCATTAGATTCTTTAATACCATTAAGACGACCTTCTTCAACAGTACCCATTACATCTTTAAGTATATTCTGCAATACAAAGTTACGATTAGCACGAATATCTTGTATCCAATAGTCCATAAATCCAGTATCTCCATAAGCATCAAATTCTTTCATAAGACCACTTATATAATTAGGATTAGTAGTACGTAATTGAATCCATCTTTCAAACCAATCTTTTCTAGCAGAATGTACAGTAGTATTAGAATCAACTTGATTAACTAATTTTTGAATCTTTCTAATATTCTCTTTAGTTTTATCATCAAGATTTGTACTATCAATATCAATTTCGCTAATAAGTTTATATTTATTCTTAAATGTATTAGCACTAAGAATAACATCTAAGAAACGATTTTGAAGTTGTTCATCTTTAAGAACTTTACTAATAACATCTTTATCGTTAATAGGTTTATCAATACCGTCAATTTTAATAAAACGATTAATGTCGTTAAGAATATTATTAGCTTCAACATCTATATAATTAGCTATAACTGATAATGAAAATTCAGAATTATCAGAAAGACTACTACTATCAAGATAATTAATTTCAGCATTATTAAGAGCATTAAGAACATTTTGAGCAGCAGGTTGACCATGACGAACAGCACGAGAAATAACTAAACTAGCATTTTTAGCAAATCTACCAATAGGAGTTTGGTCATCAACACTACTATATCTATCAGTATTACTAGTAACTCTATTTATTTCATTTTCATTAATTTCAATAAATAAACCAAGTTTATTATCTTCAATATTAGGATATTTAGCTTTATATTGTTTTAAATCATCGCTTAAATTAATAGCAGTAGTTCCATTAATGTTAAGATAAAATTTATCATTAATAGTATATATAGTATTATTCTCAAAAGGAGTATTCATAAAAGGCTGGAAATACTCATCAGATATATATTTACTATATAGTTCAGGAACTTCTTTATAACCTTTATTTACAGCTTCATTAATATTATCTTTAATACCATCAATAAATTTATCTCTTTTTTCTTGTTGAGTAAGACCTTTATAAAGAAGAACGGCTAACGGTTTATGAATATTATTATTAGCTATAATACTTGGTTCAATACTATTATAAGTTTCAAACGATTCAAGTCTATCAATAGGATAATAAGCTAAAGTACCATCATAAGTTCCTTTAATATATAAATTTCTATTAATTCTAATAACATTAACAGCATCTCCATTTCTTATTATTCCTACATTATCAAGATTTTCTTGACCATTAAAAGTAATAATACCACTTCTTTTTAGACTATAATTAATTTTATTATTAGTAAGTCTTTTAAATGTATAACTAGGACAATTAAAACTATTATAATTCTTACGAATAAAACCAATTATATCTTCAACATTATCTTTATCAACAAAACCATAACTATTAATACCTTTCATAGCTATATCTCCAATAGCTATTCCGCCCTCACTCAATCCTCTAAGGGGAGTATTACTTATAAGTCTACTAATATTTCTAGTTCTAAATTTATGACCTTCAACAATAAAAGCATATTTAACTAAATCAAGAGCAGTAAGTTTAATAAGAGGATTAGGATGATTCCAAGCTCTATCAAACAATCTATGAGCTTCATCATTAGTAATATCACCTTGTATATAATTAATATATTGAATATTTACATTACGACGATTATTTCTTTCATCATTAGCAACTATTTCAATATGTTCAAATATACTACCATCTTGACTAAAGTTACGTTTAATCCAATCAACTTTCTGAGCAGGAGTAAGTCTAGCAAATACATCGATTTCAGTTTGTGTAGGCTCAAATATATTTTTAACTACAACATCATCTGTTTTAATATTAATTAATGTACCACTAACTCTACCAACTTCTAAAGCTCTAGATTGTCCAGTACCATATTCTTTAATATATTTAGGATGAACAAAATCTCCATTAACAACAGTAACAGGTAAATTAAGATAAGAACTACCATTATTACCTACTTCTAGTTTATTAATAAGATAATCTTTATAATCATTATATAACTTTTCAGTCATTATTCCACCTTTAGTCCATTCTGCTATTCTATATACATAATCAATAAATACAGGATTAGCAGTTTCAAATACTTGTTGAGTAGCTTTAACACTAAGAGCAGTACTCATTTGTAAAAATGCAGCTAAACTAGGATAACTACTTCTAGATATATCAGATTTAATAAATGCATTTATACCACCACTAATATCAGGAAATACACTTTCTAACAGCAAGGTTTGACCCCCCGTAGAGGATGGAGCATAAATATTACTATTCTCAATAACAGTTCTAGCATCTCTAAATACTTTATCACTAGCATAAAAACTTTGTTTAGCACCATATTTATCAGCACTAAGAATATTAAGATTATTACTTATATCTTGTCCGATTGAGTTTAGCCGATTGAATTGTGCTAGAACATAAAGGTCAAATAAAGCCTGCTGAATGCCATTCATTTCCCCTCTAAGACGAGATTTATATGCGTCTGATGAAAATATAAGGTCTGGTGATGAAAATGCGTCAGAAACGCTTAAATTGAATAATTTCTTGAAAGTTTCACCATAACTTTTATCAATAGTTTCAATTAGCTTTTTACGTCCAGCAAAATTAACTTTTTCACCAAAACCAAGATTATGAGCAACTTCTCTAATAGCTTCAGTAAGCGGATTTTTAGTACCTTCCGCAAGAACACTATTAGTTTCTTTCCATTTACGAACTAGTATATCAATAGCAGGTTGCCACATAAATCCAATAGCAGTATCATAATTACTTCCAAAGTCAACAATAGTTTTGAAAGCATTAAACGTATAAGTATTTTCATTATGTATAGCTCCCTCTTTCATAACATCGAGAATATGAGCAGTAGTCTGAGAACTATAAGGATTAATCAAATAACCATCAACATTCTTATCATCTCCAGACCAACCAAAATTCTTATGAGTAATACGAATATGTTTACTACCAATAGTTTCAACATTTTCTTTACCATATCTATTAACAGCTTCTTGCTCACTAATCACATCAGTAGTATACATAACTTTAATACCTTCACTATGATTAGTTTTAGTAACATTTCCAATACTCATAAAAGTATCTCGATTAACACTGATACCTTTAAGTTTAATACCAGAAGTAGCAGCATCAAACCAATCAAGTTGAGTAAAGAAATCACTAGGAGCAACAGTTGTTTTATTAGCACCAACTATTTCTGCATAAGTTTCATTAGCTTCTTTGACATTTTCAAAATTAGAAGTAGTAGTATTTTCTTCAAATGCAGCAGGATTATTAAGTATATCAATAAATGATTGAATAATAGCATTAGTTCTAGCAGCTTGACTACTTGTATCCTCCACGGGGAGTTTCAAGTATGATTCGTAAGACTTAAGTCCACCATCATTAGCAATTTTTTCAACAACTTTAAGATTACCATTATAACCTTCAAGAGTAGCATTAATAGCATCTTCGCTATTTTTTAAAGAAGCTCTAATATTACCTTGTTTATTATAAGTTTTACCAAGAATCTTACGACTAGCTTTATCTACATTATCTTTAACATAATCAATATATCCTACTTCATCTTTAGTATATCTAGCATGAGTAATTTCAGTTGGAACACCTTTAACAAGATTAAATGTTTTAGACATACCATAAACACTATCAACGTCAAAGTCAGAACCAGTTTGAGTAACCCATTCATCAGGAACAACAACAGTACTACCATAAGCATCTGGAAGAAACTCTTTAACATACATAATACATATAGATTGTTTACCTTCAGTAGGAATACGATAACCAATCATAGTACGTAAGCTATCAGGAACTTGTTCAATATTTAATCCTTTAAGTTTACTACTCCATCTAGGAAGTTTAATTTCAGTATAATAAACAGGAGTGCCATCAACTTCTCCAATCTTTTTATATTGAAGTTTACTATCAGTTTGAGTTTGTTTATCAACTTTAAAACCAAAATCAGATAACTGAGCAGCATGCCAACCACTAATAAGTTGCCTAGTAATATTAGTATTAAAATAGCTATTAGCAATACTTTCAAGTTTACTATTAATATTAGATAAGAATAAAGGAAGATTATTAAATCCAGCACTATCTAAATCAAAAAATTCAAGAAGAGCTTTTTCAACTCCTTGTTGTTGAGCATTTTCTTTAAATCTATCAAAAAATACAAAACGATTAAGATTTTTAATAGTACCATTAGAATTTAAATCAATATGACCATTACTATCTAATTCAATACCAAGTTCAGCACAAGTTTTTTCAAAACTATTTCTAATATTAGCTACATAGTTACTAAATACTTTATTTTTAAGTTCATTAAGTTCAGCTTTATCAGGAAGATTATCAAGCATTTTCTTCATAATCTGAATAGCAGCTTTATTACTAGCATCAACCATATGTTGAGGAACTTCTTGCTGACGATAAAGATAATTATAACTAAATAGTTCAGAATTATCAAATACATTATTATCAAATTCTTTAAGAGCTTCATCAGTTAAAACACCATCATTATTCCAAAGTGTCATTCTGTTATGTTGTGCAACTTTAACAGTTTCAACAGTATTAATTTGATGAATACCTCTATTAGTCATTATATTATAAACTTTTTCAAGTTCTGTTCCTTTAATAAGTTTAGGAATAAGAACAAACTCAGCGTTCTTTACTTGTCTAGGAACTTCAATACCAACAGTAGTATCATAATATAAATCATAATAGAAATTCTTTTGAATTTGAACTTTATTAGCAAATTTAGTCCAATCAATTTTATCTATTGGAGTATCATCTGTAAGACTTTGAATAAGTCCAGCATATTTATCTAATTCGCCAGCAGCAGTAATACGACGAATCCATTCCTCAAGAGTAATATATGATTGAGCATCATTAGCATTAACTCCACCTTTAAATGGTTCTAGTATTCGTTCTCTATCTTTTTTATCAAGTCCAGCTTTTTTAAGTTGATTATCGAGTCTATTAATAACAACTTTATCAGAAGCTTTAAAAGTATTATAAATAGTAACACCTCTAAATTTATCTTGAAGAACTACTTTTTTACGTTTAGTAACTCCATTAACAGTATAAGGAACAGTAACAGCATTACCTTTAATAGTTATATCATATAAATCAGTAGCTATATCTAAATCATTTTTAGTAAAATCAGTATTACCAAAAGGATTACCACTAGCTTGTACTTCTTTAATACGTTTTAGAATAGCTTGACCATTTTTATAAAAACTTTGGTCACCACCATACATATCGTACATACTATCTCTAACAAGATAATCATTAACTAGAAATTCAGCTAAAGATTCATTATTAATTCTATCATCAATAAATGTACCATATTTATTTTTAAGTTCTTTATAACCATTAGTTATATATTCATTTAACCAATCAGCAACAGCATCTTCAAGAGCAACACGTTGTTCTCCATTAAGAACTACTTGATTATTAACATAGCTAAGTCCACGTGTAGACCCCCCGTAGAGGATGTCAATAGTCTTACCATACCCAATTAGTTCATTAAATGCTCCATTACTATTAGGAGTAATTTTACTAACTAAACGTTTAAAACTAAATACCCTACCAGCTAAAACTTTATGTCCATCTTTAGTAATAAATACATTACCTTTTCCATCTTTATGGTATTGATTATAAAAATGTTCAGGTTTATTATTATAAGTATCACTAAATTCAAAATCTCCATTAGTTAAAATAGGATTACCATTAGCATTAGTTTTAAACATTACATTAACAGCTTGAGCCATATTAGTAAGTTCTTGAATAGCTATATTATAATATTGTTTAAATAATGGATGTTCTCTATTTATAATTTTAGTTCCATCTTCTAGTTGACTACGTAATCCATTAAGACTATATCTAGGAGCAGTAATAGTAAAGTTTTTAGGAGCATCACTAGGTATAGGAAGTAAATAATTAGCAGTAGGAGTTTCAGAATTATTAATATCAGTCATAAATAATCCCATAGCAGTAATTAAATAATCACCATCACTCATACTACGATATAAGTCATTATTGTTATTATCTAATTCACTAATACCATTAAGAAGAGAAGTCTTAAACATACTACGAGCATATTCAGTAAGTTTAGGAGTTCCATTTCCAACTCTTCTAAACAATCCATAATTAATTATATTACCATTACTATCTCTATGTTCAAGAAGTAAATTACTATAATCATATTGATGACTAGCAAATTTTTGTTTAGCATAAGCTTCCACCATAGCATTTTGTTCTTCAACAGTAGATTTATCATCATTAATAATTTTAGCAATATTAGTAATAAAACTTCTATTAATAACATCAGAACTTAAATTACCTTCAGGATTACGAGAATTAAGTTCAACAGGAATATAAATAATATCTTTAAAAACATCAGCCATTTGATATATAATAGAAGTATCACCTCTATTAATAAAACTATCAGGCATTTTAGTTCCTTTATCTTTTTTAAGTGCTTCTACATATTTATTATAGTTTTCAACTGTACGATTAATAACATTAGCAAAATTGATAAGATTATTACCCATAGCAACACGACCAATCTTAGCAATAGCTAAATTAAAACTAGCTTGATTAATATCTGGAAATATTTCTTTAAAAGCATCATATAAATAAAGATTAGCATTAGGAGTATTTTTATATCTATCATATATACGAAACTTTTCACGAGCACTAGGAACACGATTAGTAATAATATTATTCTTAACATTATTATAAAAAGTATTTTGTAAAATAGTACGAGAATCAGTATTAGGATTAGTTACACGAGCACGAACATAACTATTACCATTAGAATCAGTTTGAATATAAGTTTCAATTTTAGATATAATAGGTTTATTAAACACCATCATATACTTATTAGCAAATACTTTATTTTTGCTAAGTAAATCATGTAATTGAATTAAACATTCACAATTTGGAATAGTTTCAGATATACGTTTAAGACTAGCTATAAAATTATCTACATTACTAGTATCAGCACTAGCATATAATATTTTAGATAAGTAATTAGCATCAGAAAAAGTAACAACTCCTAATTCATTATTAGTATCAAAAGGATAACTTCCATTATCAAGTTGAGAAGCAGCAGTAAGTTTAGGTAAACTTGCAAGATGATATTTAATAATTTCTTCTACGTGTTTATTAAAATCTTTAACTTCACCAATACTTAAATTCCAAAGTTGAGTCATTAAATCAATACCATCATCTATACTATTTTCATTGCCTTCAGTAGAAGTTTCATCAAGGTATCCACCTAATTCTTCATAATCAGTAGTTTGATATAATTCATCTCGTTTAATAAGTTTAGCTACATTTTTATTATTAAAAAGAGCTTCATTAAATTCAGTATTAGTTAATGAACGTAGTAATGCACCATAATTAAAATCTTGAGCATCACCATATTTACGAAGAAATGCACCAAGACCATTAATTTTAGTAGCAGGACTTGGATTATTAATAAAACTATTAAGTTCATTATTTCTAGCTTCATCATTTCCGACTAATTTCTTAGCACGTTTAAGTCCAGCATTAATAACAGTTTCATTAGTACGTTTTTTAATTTCATTAAAATTTAATGGAGCGCCATTATATAAAAAATTAAAACTAAGTTTATTCATAATATCAGCCATATAAGTAATAGCTGTATCTCTAGCTTTAATTGTACTAAACAAACCACGTTCTTCTTTTTCAGCAACAGAAGCTACATCGTCCATATTACGAAGTTTAATAGCTCTAGCTTCAAGAAGAGCATTATAAGCTTGTCTTCCAGAAGTTTTAACATTAATACCTCTATCAGCTATAATCTTCTTAAAGATTGGGTCTTCAACCATAGCTATAAGACTATAATAATCAACATTATTAGAACCATGTTCTTTAATAATAATATTATTAAGATTATTATATCCTACAAGTTTAATATTTCCACAGCTCATAAGTTTATATTTAAGTTTAAATTCATTAATAGTAATACCTCTATGACTAATGTAAAGTAAAATTTTATTACATCGTCATAGAGGCTGTTTTCTTTCGTTTTAAGCGACTTTTATCTTTACTCGATTAATTCTACATACAGCTAAAACTGATGCGCCCTGTGTCAAGCAAAGTGGCAAATCTGGACTGTTGGTCTATTGGTAAACGACTAGTTAATTCTGCCATATTTGACACCACATCATCATCAACACTACTAAACATATCAAGTCCATCATTAAGATTATCATTATTATAATTATAATCTTGACTGTTATCTTCATTAGGATTTTCAATTTGCTCTGTACTAGTAGTTTCTTCTTCAAACTGAAAAGTTCCTTGAATAGTCTCTTGATTACTTTCTTTAGGCATTTTTTTAATAGCTTTATAAGCATCTCTAGCAGCAGCTAATAAACTATCTTCATTAATCTTAATACCTAACATATCAGCAATAACTTCAAGAAGTTTACTAAATAAAGTCTTACGTTTATTAACTTTTCTATTATCATATTTAATTTCATTAAGTGCAGTCATAAGAGCATTACTAGTAATACTTTCAACTAGAAATTCTTCAAGAGCTTCACTTGTATTAAAGTTCTCAAATAGATAAGGTTTAAGTCTTTCTTTAGTAGCATCATCTTGAATATCAAGCCAAGCTTTAAATTTATCATATATAGGCTTAACTAAAGCAAGAGCTTGTTCAGTATTATATTTAGTATAAAGTTGTCTATGTAAACTTTCATGAAGTATAATATTAACAACTCGATAAACTCTTTGACCAGCAATAGCAGAACTATTAAGTTCAATAGTATCTGTATCACGATGATAAACAGCATTAACTTGATTACCATTATTATCAGTAATACTATCTACAACTTGAATATTCTTAGGTAAAATACCAATCTTTTGAAGAGCATTAATATAATCAATAGCAGTTTGGTCATTAGCAAAATACTTTTTAAGTCCACGAGTTAAATTCTTAGCAGTTATAGCAAATTCAAAAGCATTAAAATTAATAGCATTAAGAGTATCATCTAACATGAACTCTGATAGCTGTTCAGGTATTGCTCCATCCTCCACGGGGGGTCTACCCTCAAGTTCATAAGTAATATCGAGTTTAGAATGAATATCTATTTGCCAGTTACCAGCAGTTTCATTAGTATTAGTATTAGCTAATTTAGTTCTAACTAAACCATTACTAATAATAAAATCTTGATAACTATTATAATTATAAGTTTTACCATCAATATTTATAATAGTTTTACCATTTTCACGATAAATATATTTATTAGTTTTATCATTAGTTTTTGTACTATCATTAATAAAATCTTTACTAATAGCAAATTGAGCATAGTTAAACATTTCATCAATAACAGGACGAAGAGCATTATCTAATTCATCAATAGTACTAGCATTAATACCATAACTTTTACCTATTTTAAAAGCACTATTAACAACATAAGGAGAATTAATAATAATATTACGTTTATAATTACCAGCATCAGAATTAATAGTAAAAGCATAATCTTTACCATTAAAATGTGCACCTTTAACATAAAAACCTATATTAGTAGGATTAATACTAATTTGAAGTCCATTATTTCTATCTCCGTTAATAAGTTTATTATTTCCAAATATATCTCCAAGACTTTGTTTAAGTTCACCAAAACTTATTTTACTACTAATATAATCTTTACAAAGATTATTAACTTCATTCTTAATAGAATTAATAATACGTCGAGCATCACCTTTAAGTAGATTACTATTTAATGGAACTTGTTTACAAAAAGCATATAGAGAAGTACCATCACTACTTGGAATACTAATAACAGGCATACCATTAGTAGTAAGATTTTCAATAATAGTAGGTTTACTTTCTCCATTAAGATATAGTTGACCTTGTACAACTACACCAAGTTTATTAACATCTTCGTTATAATTAACTACTGTTTCTTGTACATCATTCCATTCACCATTAGCGTCATCAATAGTATTAAGAACTCCATATTTAACATTAGTAGCTCTAATCTTACCTTTAAAATCACCTTTTACTATTGTAATAGCTTGGTCATAACTATTAAGAAGATTATTAAACCAACGATTAATACTAGCTTCATGACTATTTTCATAAGGCTGATTAAATATATATTTAGTAAGATTAACAAGATGTCCAGCTAAATCAAAACTTGCAACAGGAGTAGTAAAATCTCTAACTATATCAGGATATTTAGTTTCAAATTCTTTAAATAGATTAACAAGTTCTTCTTGTGTAACTTCTTCTTTAACGGCAAGTTCATATAAATGACCAATAAATTCTTCGTCAAATCTATCGCCATCAAGAATACTAATTAAAGCGTCTTTAAGTGGAGAAACAACTTGACCATTTTCAGCATGAATATTATATTTCCAACCTTGATTAACCATATCATAATTACCAAACTTATCAATATTTGGAACTCCTATATAACCAATAATTGTATCATTAGCAAATATATCAATACGTTTAAGTTTAACATTATATATGGCTTCTAAATAATCACCTTGCTTAATACTAGTAAATGCTTTAACATTTTCATTCTCTACTATATACTTAAGATTAACATTATTAGTATGTTCAACTTGAAGTCTTTCAAGACGTTCTTTAGCAATACCGTCAACGTATTGAACAAATTGTCTAGCATTAAGTTTTTTAATAGTTGATTCATCAGTAGCACGATATTTACCTTGATTATTAGTGCTGGCGTAAAGATAGTTTTTTATTTGATTAAACAAGTAATTTTTAATAATTTTATTACCTGTAATACTATCTATATATTCAACTAATTGACCAATACTAAGATAGACTTTACCATTAACAATTTTACCCCTAGTATTACCTTCACTATCAACACTATTAGCAAAATCATCCATAATAGCTTCTATATTACGTTCATTACCTGTAACAGTAGCATAAGTAGCATTAAGTAATAAACGTCTAGTACTATCATCTTGAACAGAACTATATAAACTACCTCCTGTAAGACCATCAATAATATTATTAACTATATCATTAGCTTCTGTTTGTTCAAATCCAGCTTGACTAAGTTTATCAATAATAGATTGTCTAGCATTAAGTAAATCACTACTAGTAGACTCATGTCCTAAAGAATCTTCTAAATCAGCTATACTTTCATAAACCAAATCAGTACCTATTTGACCACGTTCAAATTCATCATCTGGAAGATTATTATTAACTTCAGGTTTAGGAGTACTAATAGGTTCTTGAGAAATTGGTTGTTCAGTTTGAGATTGAGGTTGTTCAGTATTAGTAGGCTCACTAGGAACCGCTTCGCTTCGCTCCGCTATACTCCCCGTGGAGGATGGAGATGAATTAGTATCATCTACATCAGTTTCATTAACTTCATTAACATCAGGATTAACAGGAGCAATTTCTTCCTCTTTAGGAATATTATTAACATCATTTTCAATCTCAGCAATCTCAGCTAATTGTTCTATTGTATTTTTAAGATGTTCATTACCTTTAGAACTTAAATCAAGTGCAGCATAAGCATCTCGAATAATTTTATCTATATTTGGTTTATTACCATTATTAGCATCTTTAATAACAGAATTAACATAATCTTTACCATATTGTTTATAAGCATTACGTAAATCGTCCATAGCTTTATTAACAATCTTTTTACGACTATTATCAAAGAAGTTATTAAGATAAGTTATACGAGATTTAATATTATCATCAGATAAATTAAGTTGATTTTTATTAACCTCAACATTAATCTCAGCATTAACAACTTCTGCTAAATCTTTAAATACTTCATTATATTGTTTTTGAAGTTGAATAGCTGATTGAACATCATTTTTATTTTCAATATCAATAGGAATATAAAGTTTATTAATAGCATCTAATCGTTCATTTAATTGAGCAATACGTTCTTGTTTAACAGAATTATTAATTGCAGCATTATCTTGAATAGTTTTAATATCTCTTTGAATACTATTAATAATATGTTGATAAATACCATTCTTAGCAGAATTAATATCAACATCTTCAATATGATTATTTGTAATATCTTGATTTAAAACATCATTAGCCCAATTAAGAAGATTATTATAATTTTCTTGACGATTACGAGCATGAACCATTTGGGTAGCTATAATACGACCAACTTCAAATCCGCCACCAAGTCTATTAACTTTATTTAAAGTAGTATTATATTCATTTTTAAGATTATTAATTTCAGTTTTAAATCTATTAATAAGTTCATTACTATCTTGTTGTTGTAATCCAAGTTTATTAGTAATACTATCATTAAATTCTTTACTATTAATAGAACTTTCAAGAAGTCCTAAATTACCAGCGTTCATAGAATTAATAATAATATTATCCATATATTCTTTTTCAGCTATATTACGAAGTTCTTCTTCAGTACCAGTAATAATATCTGGATTAACCTGTTGACCATTTTCATCAGTAATAGTTATAAATGGATTTTTACCATTAGCAATACTATTAAGTCTTTCTTGATATGCTTGAAAAGTAGCAGTACGACCAAGAATTTCGTTTTCTCTTTGTTTTTCAGCAGAAGTCCAATCTTTATCAAGACGTTTATTAATAAACTCTCCAGCTTTATTCATAACACTACTAAAAGTAACACCACCAAGAGCACCCCAAAATGCTTGCTCCCATAACATTGGGTCTTGAAGATAATCTTTAATAGTTTGTTGAGGAATATCTTTATCAAATACTTTTTTACCATTATATAAACCATCTTGGCTAGCTATATAATTAATAGCTTCTTCAACCCCTTCTGTCCATTCAGCTCTAACACCATGAAGAATATCATTACCCACATCTTTTAATGTACTAGTAATAGCTTGTTTAGTAGTTTTATTACTTAAAGCATTAGTAATTGCAGCAGCATCATCAATATTACTATTAAATGCAGTATTTAAATTTCTAAGTCTAGAACTAGTTGTATTACCACTTAAAGCATTTTTCCATAAGTTCTTTAAACTATAAACTTGCCATACGTCAAAAAGAACATTAGCCCAATCTTTAGCAAAAGTAATATCAGCACTATTTTTAGCAATATCTTTAGCTACTTCTTCATCAGACATATCTTTATATTTAGGATTATTATTATAAAACTCTTCTCTTTGTTTATCATTCATATTAGCAAGTTGAGTTTTAGAATAATCTTCAATATCATTATAAGTTTGTCTAGCTTCTTGATAATTTTCAAGATAACGAGAAGGAACTCCAATAGCAGTAGCTTCTGCTATTCTACCAGTAATGGCTCTACTCTTTTGAGTCATATTAATAGCATTAGCCATTTTATTAGCTAATTTATTAAACTTTATACCTTTACCTAATAAAGAAACACCTTTAGCAAGACCAGTACTAGGAACCATAAGGGTTAAAGAACTAGCTATACTAGGAGCATTGCTAGCCCACCAAGCAAAATCTCCAATATCAAAAGCAGCATTAGGATTTTCTCTATATATAGCTAAACGCTCATTAATAGATTCTTTTAAAGATTCAAGTTCAGAACTTATTTCAGATTGATAATCATTAGGACTATTACTAACCATATTATAGAAAGCATCAGCTAAATCTGCAAAACCAATAGCTGTACCAACAGTAATCTCATTACCAATTTGCCCAATCATTCTTAATCCTTGTTCCCAATTACTTTGATTAACAGCACGTTCTTTATCAAGTTTTTCTGGGTCATCAACAGGATTAACATAAACATCATAAGGAGCATATTTATCTATATCATATTGATTAAGATTATATGATTGCCCAGCAATACGACTAAATAAATGACCACGACCCCGGTCACTAATAGAAGTGCCGGGGTTGTAATCAACTAAAGTAGGAGGCTGTATAGCCCCCTTTTTAGTTTTAGGATTATATTCAGGATTAGGTGTTTTATTACCACCTTGTAGAAACTTTAATACATCCATATTAATGTAGATTATTAGTTAATTCATCATAGTAATATTGAATAACATAAGGGTCTGAACTGCCACTAAGTTGGGCAAGTTTAGTAGCAACATTTTGTTGAATAGCCTTAACAGCATTTTCATCTACTGCCATACCAGCTTTAACAGCAGTTACAGTTTGTTCCCATTGAGATAAATTATCTACAATATCAACAGCATTTTCTTTACTTACTAAACCAATAGTTTGATTATTAGTAGAATTAATTAAATTAAAACCTCCACCATTGGGTACTAATTTAAATTTATCAATTCCAGTAAATGCAGCATTATTAGTAAGAGAAATAGGTCTATTAGCATTATAGTAATTTTCTATTTTACCGGCAGCTTTCCAACTAGTATCTTGATTCCAAGATTGAATAATAGAACTATCAATAGCACCACTACCTACAAGTAAAGTAATAGGTTCTCTTTTAAGTTTACCTTCTGTATCATAGTAACCTGCAATATTAATTTGAACTCCAACATCCCCAGTTTTTGGGTCACGAACAATAGTAGGAGTAATCTCATTTTCTTTAGCACTTCTAAGATAAGCTGTATAAGCTTTTCTATCTTCAGAAGTCATAGGTTCAAATATTCCATTTTCACTAGTAATATAAGCTTCACCTTGAGTTAAATCAATACCACTACGAATAGCCATCATAGCTTGTTCTTCTTTATTCTTTTTATAAGCTGAAAGTTTACTAGCTTCTTCAGGATTAGCGTTCATCATAAAATTAATTTCAGCTAATTCTGGAGTTAAAGCACTAATACCAATAGTAGAAGAAGTTATTTGACCACCATCAAGAACAGCATCATTTTTAGATTTAAGAGAATCAACATAATCAATTAAACCAATATAAGGTTCTTTATTACCTGTTGGTAATCCAGCATGATGTTCTTCACCATTAGAATCAACTCGAACAAATTTATCACCATAACCAAAAAATCTAGTCTTAGCAGAATTAAGAAAAGCATTTAAAGGATTCCTAGTATCTTCAGCTTCTTTAACAGCTTTACCAAAACTATAAATAGATTTATGATAATCTTTTGGTAATTCAGCATATCTATAACCATTACCATCAGAGCCAAATCTTACTCCAAGACTAGAAGCTTTTTTCTCTCCTCCAATAGCATTAATAAATGAATTATAAACATCATCATTATTAAAATATTGTCTAATAGCAGAACTATCTCCAAATATTTGATTAACATATTTACTATATCTATCTGAATATTTATTACTAGGTAAATCACTTAAACTAATAATAGAATTATATGTATCAAATCCATAAATACTATCTTGAGATTTACCAACTTTAAGATTATTAATATATTCTTGATTATCAATAATATCATTGAGATAACTAAGAGCATAGGCTCTATCAGATGGATTAGTAATATTAGTCATGATACTAGTTCTAATATCATCTGGATTAGCAGTACCTAAATCAATATTAATATCAGGATTATATTTATTAAGTAATCCAGCTATTGATTGTCTATTACTAGTAATTTCAGCTTGAGCTTGAACAGGCATAAAATTATCAATACGAACAGGAGTACCTTTATAAGTTAGATTATCAATAGCTTGTTTTCTTTGAGTTGTACTTCCTAGTCCAGCTTGTTTAGCTAAAGCTAATTGAGCTTTCCATGCTTCACCATAAGTAGTATTACTACTTTGATTATAAAAAGTTGCAGCATTATAGAAAGGGTCAATACGTTTAGCAAGATACTGTTCAGGAGTAAGCAGAATACCATTTTTATCTGTTATATCAGGATTACTACCATTTTGGTCATATTTCCATTTAGCAATCTTATAATCTTGTTCAAGACTAGCTTTAGCACCAGGAGTGTTTTCAATAACAGCTTTAACGGCTTCAGCAAGTTTAGCTTTACTTAATCTTTGCCAATCACCTTTAGTATGAGAATAAATCTCTCCTGTAACAGATTTAGTAATATCATCAGTAACTTTACCGTTAGCATCAAGCCATCTTGTTTGACTACCACCACCTTGTTCTTTGGCAGCCCATTGAAGTGCTTGATTAAGTATTTGGTTCATAGGAATTTCAGAAACTTCTTTATCAATAGGAGTCCATTTACTTCCACCAATAACATTACCATTCTTATCAATTATATCTTGATAATTATATTTATTAACTGTACGATAATAATTTTTATAATCTTCAGATAAATCAGTACGTTTATCAAGATTATTCATATAAGCTTTATAATCTTGTTGAGCACGTAAACGACCAATCATTCCCGGACTTGAAGTTATATCTCCATAAGTTCCAACTATATCATCAAGACTAGAATAAGCATTACCATATTGCATATTTTCGGTAAGAGCATTACGAACTTTATTAAGTTGTTCTTGACGCCAAGCATCTTCAGCTTCATTTAAATCTAATTGAGCAAGTTGAGCATCAATTTGAGATTTAGTTTGAATAGCTTGTTGATGACCTTGTTCAAGAGTATTATAAGTTCTAGCTAAGACATTTAAGTCAATAGGATTAACTTGTTGTCTAAAAGTAGGAGTATAAAAGTTTATCGGCATGATTGTTTTCCTCCAAGTTTTCTACGTTTACGAATAATAAATTCATCATAATCAACTCCAGCATCCCGCATAATTCTATCATCTACATTAGGAGCAGATGCTCTCATCGCACCAATAGTATTATTTAAAGCTTTACGATTTTCATATCTACTAATCATATCTTGAATACCAGCATTAATTCCACTAAATAAATTATTAATATTAGTTACTTTAGCTTCTCTAATACCATTATCAAATGCTGCTTTTCTATCTATATATTGATTGTATTGTTGAGCATTAAATTGACGAACACTTTGTTGATTACGTCTATCTTGATTAATAAGATTAGTTTCTATATTTTCTTTATTACCATAAAGTTCATTAGCAGCTTGACCAGCAGCATTACGAACTCGTTGTTTACGAGCTAAACTAACACGACTACTAGCTGTATTAGAATCAATATCACGATAAGCTTCAAATTTATCTTCTCTAATTCTATCAAGTTGAGGATTAATATTATATTTAGTTTTAAGTTTATTAGCACTAATAAGAGTAGGTTGACCTGGACCTCTCATTTTATTAATAGCTCTTCTACTAGCAAAATAGCTAGCTAAACTACCAGCTACATTACTACCTAGTCCAATCCAATCAGCAGTAGTAAGATTTTTAAATTTACCTTGACCTTTACCATCGGAAGATGTAGTTCCTTTAGCGGGTGTACTAGTAGAAACAGGTAAAGTAGTAGGAATACTAGCTTCTATTTTAGGTAGATTACGATTATAAACAGCAATAGGAGGAGTTTTAGTAGGAACAGATTGAGTTGATTGACTTGACTTACTACGTCCTCCACGGGGGGTCTTCCCGCTAGATTTAGTTTCAGATAAACTTGGAATATTAGTATTGTTTGTACTAATACCTCTATTATTTCCATGACTCCAACCGGCTCTAACTAAACCACTAGTAATTCCAGCGCCATCTTCAAATAAAGGAAGTCTACGTTCTGCATAATATTGAGGACGACGATTTTCATTATCAATATTAGATTTATTAGTATTATTATTTGTAGTATTGTTTTTAGACCATCTACCATTCCTAAAAGTATAATCACTACCAACAATAGTCTCTCCTCTAGCAGATTTATTAATAGGATAAGCAGAAGTTCTACTAATAGTTCTATTAGTTATAGGAACATAAGCTCCAATTTGTTCATCATATTCCCAAGTTCTTCCATGACGATTAATACGATTTCCACCAACAGCAAATTTATCGCGTAGACCCCCCGTAGAGGATGGAGAATGAATTAATCCATTCTTAACATTACCATTAATACTAACAACTAATCCAACATTACCTTTCTTTCTAAGTTCTGGATATTTATTATAAACTTTAGCTTTAACATCGCTACGCCCATGTAATCCCGCAAGTCTTAAAGCGTCAACAGCATCTGCTTTTGTAGGAATAGGATAACTTCTATGTCCACCAGCAAAATCTTTTTTAGCTACACTAGGATAAGGTTTCTTTTTAGAACCATAATCTTTATCTCTACTTAATCCACCCATAGCTTTTTTATTTTCATTTATATTATTTTTATTTATATAATCAATAGTTCTAGGAAGATTACTACCATGTTTACCAATAGTTGTTCTATAAACTTCTTTAATTCCTTGATTAATCCAAGTATTATCAATTTTATTAGCTAAATCATAAATCTTTTGTCTACCTAAATTAATAAAATTAGTAGCAGTTCTACCTATTCTAGAAGCTTTAGTCAAACCTTTAATAAATTTATAATTTCTATTACCAGCTATTGTAGGATAACCACCAATAATTATCGAACCACTTTCAGAGATTTGTCTTTTATATTCATCAGGTGCTTGATAAATTTTGCCACCTTCTTTATATTTAGTTCCATCATCATTAATTCTATTTCTATCTTTAAAATCTTCTTGAGCTTTAAATACTTTATTAGGATTAGCTCCACCCATAACTAATTTAGCAGGACTAACACCATTAATAATAGGTTGTGCAGAATAAACTTTAAGTTCATTACCATTAGTTTCAACAACTTCACCGTCTTCTACTTCAATACCAGTTTTATCACTAGGACCAATATCAATACCACCTTGACTATGTTTTCTTCCATTCATATAAAAGAAATTATTACCAAGAGGTTGAGCAATACCACCAGCAACTACATTTGGTATTTTACCACCAACAGCATATTGCTTTTGAGGAAGCTTTTTTCCATTACTTCTAGGAGTTTGAATAATATTAAATGGAAATGTTGGTCCAAGTTCATCATCACTAGGAAAAGATTCTTTATTAAAATCTTTAACATAATTAATAAGTCTACCAGCAGTATTATTCATTAATTTTTCTCTATTATCTTTAGATACTAAATTGTTTATACCATTATAGAGAAATTCATTACCGAGTCTTATTAAACCAGTAGATTTAGCAACTTTATCATAAGCTCCACCAAGTGGAGGAATACCATTTTGAATAAATCTTCCATTACGAGTAACATTACCTCTAAATGTACTAGGTAAATTACTTATATGAATAACTTTATCTTTTCTAGGCATTTTATATAATATAATGAGAAATTGTAATTTGATTGATTTTAAGGCTCTCTGCTGAATGATAGCCTATCAGTCGATTAATAGTTCATACCTATATATAATAATTCAACAGAGAGCAAAAGATTAGCGTTTATGACCGCCACAGCGATATACATTTAGCCTATCTCGATATACTGATTGAGGCATAATAGGTTGTTGAACAGTACCATTAGTAATCCATTCAGGACGTTCAAGACCAGTTTTAGGAGCACTATAACTAGCTTGGTCAGCTTGTTTAACTTGAATTGGTTGTTGTCCTTTACTTCCAAACATACCACCAATTAAACTTCCAGCAGCACCAATAGCAGCACCAATCCACGCTTTTCTACGTCCACCACATTTATATTTATTAATAAAACTAGAACGTTGATACATAGTCATTGGATTAGTCATTTTATCAGAAGTAATATTAAGTTGCTGTTGACCAGCTTGAAGTTGTTTACGTTGTTCAGCTTCTTGAGCAATACGTTTATTTTCATTAATTTGTTGATTAGCAGAAATACCTTGACCTATTGCAGTACCTAATTCACCAAGTCCTTGAACTCCTGTAACAGAACTAGCAAGACTACCTAAACCGGGAAGAGCATCAGCAAATTCAGTACCGAAACCAGCTTTACGTCGAACTCTACCACCACATTTAAGAGTAAGCTTATCATTATATTGACCAACATAATCTTGATTAGCATAAGCACTAGTTAAAGCTTGAGCATTTTGTAAAGCATCTTTATGGTCTTGTGCAGCTTGAGCTTCAGCTTGGGCTTTTTCTTGAGCTTTCTTTTGTTTATTGCCTTTAATTATACCACCAGCAATACTAGCAGCTGCACCAATAATAGCACCAATAAAAGCTTTTTGTCTTTGTCTATCTCTATACTGTATCATAATTTTCTAAATTGAGTTTGAGCACATTCAAGACTTTCAAATTCAATGCGCTTATTATCTGAATTATTAAATATAAAACGAACTACAAAATAATTACCATATACTCTACGAAGTTTATCACTTACTGTATTAGGATGTTCTTTAATTGCATTACGGAAATAATTAAAGTTATATTGAGTAAGTTCATACCAAGGTTTTTTATACTTATTAAATTCATTAAGTTTATCAATATTAATATCTATATCATCAGTATCATTATCTTCATTAAATATACGAAGTATATCTCCAGCATAAGGATGTTCTCTTAAATCAACAGGATTATTAATATTATCACTATAAATAGGAATATATATCTTACGTACTTTATATTTAATAAATTCAAGAAATTTAATAAGTTCATAAGATTCATTAACTATAATATCAATATAACTATTATGAACTAATATAGGTTCATCGCCAACTTCTTGTTTAGATACTAAATATAGACTTCTACTATCATCACCCATGTGAGTATTAAATCTACCATAATTATATTCATGAGTAAATGCATGAAGAGGGCAGTTAAGTCTATCATCGTTATGTTCAGTTTGAAAATAACATTTAGTTTTAGTAGACCAAGCATTATTAAAATAATAATCATGTAAACTAATAAAACTACCTACTTTATAATTAAAACTAATAACTTCATTATGTGATTCTATAATAGATTCTTTAGTATTAGGATTAATATTATCATAAGTATAATCAAATTTAATTAGAATACGATTATTAAATTTATCATGAGCAAATCTAACTTTATTAGGATGATATTTATCTAGCCATAATTTAATATCTTCATCCATTATTTTAAGTTGACCATCATCAAATTGATAAAGTTTATGAAAATCATCATTATAAAAAATATAACCAAATTCTCCAACTATATATGCTAAATCATCTTGCAATCCACCACAACCTTTATCACTAGTAAAGACTTCTTTATAATTAACTTCAAAAGCATCTGGTTGATATAATTGAACATTTTCATCTCTAGTTTTAAGTGCAGCACTTATATCAAACATAAACATACTATGTTGAGTATGAACTAAAAGATAATATCCAATTCCAACTAAATTAGTTATACTTCCTTTATTTTCAGTAATATTTTTATAACCCTCAATAGGAAATATTCTCCAAGCATTAACTTCACTTTCATCTTGAATAACATTACTACGTCTTATAGTTTTATCAAAACGAGTAATATTAATAATATCATTACGATATTGAGTTAACAGTTTAGGAACATATTGGTCAACATTTCCAATAGGGTCTTTAAATAAATCAACACTATTTTTAGGTTCTACAAATGTACCAAAAGCAACACTTTTATTGTCAGTTTCTTCTTTAATACTAAAAGCTATCTTACTAGGTTCATTATTAAAACGTTTACTTTCAAAGAACTTATCACTATATAAAGGAAACTGAATATAAACATTGAATGGAATATCAAGCCAACATGGTTCATCACCACTATAATAATATTGATTATTAGTAGGAGTATATAATTTATAATTACCTTCGTTCATTATAACTCCATTATCATTATAAATAAGAACACCATCATAAGTCATTCTACCATTATATCCATATTCAATAGAATAAGTTCCACCATTATAACAAACGTCATTAAGTCTTACAAGTTCTTTTTCTTTACTAGTATAAATATTTTTAGTACAATTAAGAACTGTTGCAAGAAACATAGTTTCAGCATCAAGTAGTAATTCCTTATAATCATCCATTTCAAGAGCAGTTCCTTTTCCTGCTCTACTATCAGTAACACTATCAGCAACTATTAATTTATAATTATTAATAGGTTTATATTCATTTCTACTAATTACACCTATAACTGGCATATTATAACTATAAGGATAGGTAGTATTAACTACCATATCAACTACATCATGTTTCTCTTTATAAGGTTCAAATTTACATTTACCATCAATACGAATAATATTAAAATCATATTTAATACTATCATCAATATCAAATCGACCACTATATAGATAACATTTATCACTAGTAAAATTATTCGCTACAAAACCGGGTTTTGTAGCCCAACTACTATTTTGCCAAGTAACATTACTAGCTATATTACAATAATCTTTTCTAGTTAGTAATCCAGTATATCTAGTAATAGGTTCAACTTTTTCATAACTAATAAACCATCCAACATAACCTAATTCTTTAATTTGATTCCATAAAGTAGTATCAATATTAGCACGAATATAAAACTTATTAAAAGTATTATTCATATTATATATAAAACCTCTAGTATGTTCACCACCAATAGCTTCAGCATAAAATATTAAATCAGGTATTCTAAATAATTCATCGCCATTAATATTTTCATAATAACCAAACTTAGCTTCATTATCAACACCAATAGCACCTATTACTTGATTACTACAAGGAGTATAACTACCACTATTTATAACTTGATAAACATATAAATTATTATATTTATCTTTATCTTGATAATCAATAAAGTAATTAGATATAAGAGTATATAGTTCATCTTTATTAGTAGCTTCAAGTTCACCAGAACTATTAAGTAATATATTAGTAGTAGGATTATTTATTGGTTCAGCAGTATAAACTACAATTTTATGATTAGCGATATATTTTTTAATATTAGAACTAATAGTAGATATTGGAATATCTCCACTAATAACTGCCCAATATGGAATATTACCATTACCTTGATTATTCCAATTAAAAGTAATTATAGTACAATGAGAACCATCATTAACAATATTATTTATATACTTATCTTTATTTGACAATTTATATCCTCTACTAGCATCACCATATTTATCAACAAAATGAATAAAGAAATTATATACTTCTCCAGGAATAAGAGTATCATTCTTTTTACGTTCATTAAAATCATAACTAGGTTCAATAATAGAATGAGTAATTCTCATTTTACAATTATCAATATCAAATATAGTATCACCAAATAATACTTGTCCACTAGTAAATACAGCATCTTCTGTAAATCCAATTCCATTATAAACATAACAAGCTATTTTAACTGTACTAGGTAAAGTATAAACAGATTGATTATTTTCATATTTATAACTTGTAGGAATAATAAAACAATGACAAGCAAGATATTCTTTAAGATTATGACTACCTTTACTACCTACTTTTATTTTAGCATTATAATTAATCTTTAAGTATTCATGTGCTGCAATACCTTGTATAACTGTATCATTAAATAAAGTTCTAAAAGTACGAAAAGGATATTGATTATTATTGAATACTCTATTAATATCTTTAATTTGCCAATCAGCAGTACCAGTAATTTGAAGGCTAGCCATTTTAAAATATGGACCTTTTTCACTAACTGCATTAACAGTAGTATAATCATTATAATAAGCATTAACAGCTTTATTACGAAGTTTAATAGTAATATCTTTAACAGCCTCTTCTAATGTTTTACCATTATTTAAAGTTCTATCATCGTTATCAGTTTTTTCATTATAATTAGCAATATATATTCTATTCTTATAATTAATGATATTACCAACATTATAATAATTATAATAGTCAGTAGTTAAATTAGCAACATTATATTCAACAAGAACATCTCTACTAAATTTAAAAATATTATTATTTAAATCATCTGTTCTAAACGCTTGAGTACTATCTTTTTTACATACAATAAAACCAAGTTGATAAAGACCAGAACGACCTCCACTAATATTTATTTCAAAAGTTTGATTACATATATCTTTAGAATCACTAAATGAATCAGTATTACCATAACAATAACCGTTTGATTCATCTTTTGGTTCATAAACATTAGTTTTTCTAAAACAAACTTTATTAATAACTTGTGGAATTATAACATCATTAAAAATAGGAAATCCAATACTATACCATTTAGTATAATTAGTTTTATCTATCTTATATCTAATAAATATAAAATAAAATCCTTTATAAGCTCCACCGCTAACATAATTTAAACCACTAATAGTAGGTAAAGTTATTTGTGGAATAACAGACATTTCAGAATCAGGACGGTCAAAATCTAAATCAATATTAATAGTTTTAAGAGGAACATCAACAGAAGCATTACTTTCAGCAATAGCTACTATAAGATGATTTTTAACATTATAAGTATATGTTCCTTTAATCTTTCCACCATTATATTTCCAATTACTATTTACTCTATAACAATTATCAGCTTGTTCATTATATCTATAAATATAAGATTCATTAGAATCAGTATTAACAATAAATAAAATAAGTTCAGTACTAGTTGGAATAACACCAACTATTTTAAAATTATTAATACCATCTTCATGAATAGAATTGGCAATTGCTTTACAATCTTCAAGCCCTTCTTCATTAACAATCATCCTATCATCATTACTCACTTTAACGTTCTTAGCAGCAACTAATGAATAAGGTACACAATCACCCGGATGTTTATTAAGATTAAGTTTCTTTTGTATATTCATAATTATTTAGGAAAAGTAAAGTTATAAAAGAACTCATTCCAACCACTATCATCATCACTTTGTTCATCTAATAGAATACTAGTCTTAATATCTTTCTTCATACTTTCCCATAGATAGAAAGGATTAGTTCCATATTGACTAGCAGAAAGATTAAACACAGGATGTTTATATCCTCTCATAAGCATACGAGCCATACAATAATAAGTAAGACCTTGAATTAATTTACCATTAGCAGGTATAACAGGAATCTCACAATGATAATTATCACTATATTGAGTTTCAATATCTTTATAAACAACTGTTATACAAGTATCATTAAAATTAAGTTCAATAGTATTACCTCCAATAAGAATATAATTATGATTTGACTTATCATATCCTCCACGGGGGGTCTGACAATGAGAATGAACTTCATGCTGACATCTTGGACATTCAGTATTATTATGAACTGTATAAACAACAGGATTACATCCTACTTTACCAGTATCAATAACTTCTCTAGTTCTAGAACCATTAGGACAACAATCATCAGGCATACCAAGATAGTCTTTATTAGTAGCACGCTCCGGACTTTCGTCCTCCGCTTGACCCCCCGTAGAGGATGGAGCAGATTCAGTATCACTACATCTATATTTACTACCATCAGCTCTAGGTACTTCACAACCATTACTATCATATACTTTAAGACCGTCATCAATAAGACAACATTTACTTTTAGCTATCTTATTAATGACGGTTAGTTTCATTTTCTTATCAACTTTACGAAGAACTTTAAGTTCATTCATAGCATCAACACACCAAGCAGGAACTCTAGGAATCCAATCACTTCCATCAGGATTGAAATCATTATCAAGTTTACCAATTATATGTTCTATCGTAATAGTTTTATTATTTGCCATAATATTAGTTTTTATATCTAGTTTTATTACCATTATTATGTGCTCCACGTTCATACTTTTGTTGATTAACATTTCTAATATATTTAAATGGAGCATTAGGTTCTCGTTCAAGATAAACAAGAAGTTTACTTCTTAATCCTAATTTAAGATTAAAAATATCATCAGCAGTTTTACATTCAGAATTAAGTTGTTTTGCATCTTTACCTCTAAGTTCTCTATTAATATAATTAGCATACTTAAATTTAATAGCACTATAACTATGAGTTCCATTATTAATAAGTTGTATTTCATAAAACTCTTTATTAGTTTTATAAACTACATAAGGAATACCATCATACTTAAGTCCACGAATTTTATATATTTCTGCTTCTTCTTTATCATAAGGTTTAAGACCTGCATTAATAATTTCTTGTTTCTTAAGTCTAGTAGCGTTCCAATCAACATAAGTATCTCTAGGTTTATCTCTATATCTCCAGAAATTAATAACTAAATCACCAATCTCATATTTAAAATGATAAGCATAGCCTTCAAGAACACATTTATGAACACCATAACTATAATACCTATGAATATACTTCTTATAATCAGAAAGACTTAATTCAGAACGTCTTGTAGCAAGTTTAAGAGCAACAATATAATCATTTGCTTTTTTAGCTAAGTTACAATAACGCAAAAGTTGGAGAAGAACAATACGTCTTTCTCCAACTGTATAACTAAGTCGATTATTAATTAATTGCTCTAACTTATTAATTAATTCAACATTATCATTAAGAAATTGAAACCCATATTCATTAAGATTAATTTTTAAATCATCTTTAATAACTTGATTTTTACTTTTAATATAAGCACGGCAATCAGCTTTCATCTTATTTATAATTTCAAGTTCTTTATTATATTTTGCCATATCGTCATTAGAAGTTTCAATAAACTTTTTATAATAATGACTAATATCTATATCTTTAATCATAATTTATCTAGTTACAAAATTATCAATAGGAGTTTCATTTGTTTGACGAGGAACTTCAATAAGATTACGTTTAAATACAATCTCTTTAAGAACACCAATCATATCTTCAGGAATAAGAAATTCATCATCATCGTATTTAGCTTCATCATCAATAGGATCATAATTTACATCTTTAGCTTTTTCAACAGTTTCGGTAGGAACAAGATAAGGAATTTCAAATGGAGATTCAATAATAATAGAACCTATATTTTGAAACCAATCTTTATTATTACTAAAGAAATAAATATAACCATTAATATAATCATAAACAGGAAGATTACACATACCTGCAAGATAATGATAAAACTTAGCACTAGCTTCTTTTGCAAATGGTATTTCTATCCCAGTATGTCCGGTAGTTCTAATTGATTGGAAAGGTAAGTTATTAATAAGTCTAACTGGCTTTGGAACTTCTTGTTTAGTACGTTTAATTGCAGGAAGCCCAAGAGTTTGACTATTATATAAGTCACCATCAGGAACATTAATAATAGAAACACGAATACGTTGTTGCAAACCTTTATCAACATATTTATGATTTTCATAACTTTTACGAATTAGTTCATTACGACCATGAAGAATAGCATATCGAAGATTACGTCTAAGAGGAATACTATTAGGATTGCCAACAGCATGAGCAAATTCACTAACTAATTGATTAAGACTAGCCATGTTAAGATTGACTTGCGTTTTCTAATTGATGAACTCTTTGTTCAAGTTCATTAATCTTATTAGAATATGTTTCAACTTTAGTTTTAAGTTCATTAACTGTTTCAGCTAATTCATTATGCTTTTGTGTTATAACTTTAACATCTTGTTCAAGTTCAGTATTATTAGTATAATCAACAATAGAATTTAATAATTCAATTAATAATTTTCTATCTTTATTAGATATATCACTATTTAAACAGCATATAGTTCTAATAATATCATCTTTAAGTTTATCTTTAGTCATAATATATTATGTTTGAGGTTTAACTTTTTCTTTTCTATTTTTAGCATAAATACGCCAATCATATTTAGTGATTTTAAAATTAATAGGAAAATGATTAAGTCTATGTATAGAATAAAATAGAGTTTTATCTCTACTATCAGCATAATAAGCTTTACCATTTCTAATAAAATTAATTCTAAAATACTTAGCATAATTAATAACTTGAATTATTCTAACGTATTTACCATAATATTTAGCAATATTAGTTCTTTTACCATTCCAATTAGAATATCTAACACCTGTAAGACTTTGAATTTTATAAAGAAGATTTTTAGCATCAGCGTGTTTAAGCCATCCATAATAAGCACACATTCTAACTTTAAATTCTTTTTTATCAATTTCTCTATTTAAATAACTATTTACTAGTCTTATAATTTTATATTTAATAGATTTTCTAATTAGAGTATGAGTATGATAAAATACATAACCAACAAAATTAATTCCTCTACTATCAACAGGATATATTTGATAATTATCTTTAACTTTCAATCCAATAGTATGAACATATAACTTAATATAAATAAGAACTTTATGAAGAAAATCTTTATCATTACTTAAAATAACTATATCATCAGCATAACGATAATAGAATTTGCATTTAAGTTCTTCTTTACATAAATGGTCAAGTTCGCTAAGATAAAGATTAGCAAAGTATTGAGATAGATAATTACCAATAGGAACTCCAATTCCAATTTTATTAGTTAATTTAGAAGAAACATCACGAACATTATCAGTAGAATCAATAATTTCATCAAGAATCATTAAAAAATCTTTATCTTTAATCTTCTTTCTAATACATTTCTTAAGACCATCATAAGGAATACTAGGATAAAATTTCCTAATATCTAATTTAAGACAATATTTAGTTTCATTATAATATTTTCTTAAATCTCTTTTAAGATTATTTGCACAAAGATGAATACCTCTACCTTCAATACAACTATATGTATTATGAATAAAACTTTTTGTCCAAATATCTTTTACAACATTCATTATAGCATGATGAGCAATTCTATCAGGATAATAAGGAAGTCTATAAATAATACGTTCTTTCGGTTCATATATTTTATATAGACTATATTTAGAAGTTTTATATTTAAGATTAAATAGTTTATCTACTAAATCTTCATTTTCATATTGTCTATTTTTATCATGTTTATTAATACCATATTTCTTATTCTTATTCTTTCTTGCATTATCATCAGCAACTTCAATATTTTCAATAGTACATAGTTTATCATGTAAACCACTATATCTTTTCATATTTATATAATTTATATAAGAGTCTTCGTGAATATCACTACCAACACTTTTAGTTTCTAAATAACGTTATCTTTTACCAAGAGGTAAGGTTATACTTCCCAAAATAATATTTATATTAATCTTATATTTATTAGTTTCAGGAATTATATAAAAGAAGCCGTAATTAGCATTAGAATCTGACCGAACTCAATTAGAATTAAAGTTACTAGAGCTAGCTTTAGAACTGTTATTAGCGTTACTGCTAAGCAGAAGCACTGTATCTAAATGTCAATCATCTTAAGAAATATAACCTTTAATATTATTATAATAAACTGTTGCAGGAGTAGTATCGAGAAATACAAAAACAGAAAACAAATTAATTAACCAACTACTCCTAGCAACAGTTCCACGTGGACTTATTTAATCAAGCTTAACTGTGGTAAAGAAGCCGCAAGTAGCAGAAGAAGCCGACCGAACCCAATCAGAATGAAAGTAACCAGAGCCAGCCCAAGAACCGTGATAAGCGCTACCGCCAAGCAGAAGCACACGAATAGCTTTATCTGTATCTTGTCCATCATCACCTCTTTTCCAATTATAGTCAGCTTTTTTATTAGTTCCAACTTTATTAGGAACAAAATAAGGACCAAATCTAAAATCAAATTCAGTAATAAAATTATTAGTATTAGCTTGGTCACCTATAAAATAACATTTATCTTGAATATTATCTTTTGTAACATCAGAATGATTAACTCCTTTTTTAAGAAGATAAACACTATTATAATTTACATTACGATTTATAATAGCTACATCTCTAATAAATGTCCATATATCACCAAAGAAATTTAGAATACCTCGATAAACAGCAGGATAAGTATTAAAATTACTACCATCTGTATTATAATTTCCTAGTTCATAATGGTCACCATTTGTACTACCATTACCAATATTATGTTCAGCAGTCCAATAAGTTTGTACAATAGGATTATTACCATTAAAAGCTGTCCATCTATCCCAATTTAAATTTGTAACACCAGCACCAAGTCCTCCTTGTTTAAATCCATCACTAGTTAAATTAGTATTTAATGCAGCTTGATTATCAAAATTAGCATACTCAATATAACAAAGAGCTTGTAAAGCACAATATTCAAGATAATCAATCATTGTAATCCAATCGCCACGATTAGCACAAAATTCATTTGCTTTATCATAATTAATTCCAGTTCTAGGTCTACCTTGTAATTTAGTAGCAACAACAGAAGAACTTTTATTTCCTCCTAAATATCTAGTATCATCGTGTTTAATACAAGCACTAAATACTTCTTCTTTGCCATCTTCTCTAGTTCTAGTCATAGTTTTAGTATGACTTATAATAAAAGGATGAACTCTAGTAAATGTTCCATCAATATTAAAATCACTTATCCAAAGTTGATATTTAGTACCAGTATCTTTAACACACATATAAAATTCTGGAACTCTTACCCCAACATCGCCATCACTTCCATCAAGAGGAGGAATAAAACCATTTTCAAGAGGTTTAGCCCAACCCGTAGGATTAAGGAAATAACTGATTTTCTTTTCATTATAGACACAACCTTTAAGTCTATTTTGAATAGGAAGTTCTCTATGAAATTTAGCATTACCAATTCTGATTATATCATTGTCATCTTTAGTCCATTCAATACCATAAGCAGCATTTTCAAAAGTAGGAATAAATGCAGCAGAACCCCAAGCTGGATTACCTTGTTCATTAATAATTAAACTATCTCCTTTAGATACTCCATCTAAATTAGGTAAATGTTTAAGTCCTTCTGCAAGTTCATTTAGTATATGCTTGTTAAATCTTAACAAGCCATTATACATCTCTACTAAATTAAAATTCATGTTAAGCTTGTTCTAGAGCATCAACTCGACCGTTAAGAGAATTAATATTACTAGTATTTCGATTAACTTGAGTTACAAGTCCTTGAAGAGCAGTAATTATAGCATCGTTTTTAGTATCATTACTAGCTTTCATAGCATTAATCGCAGCAACTATATCTGTATTTGCTTTATTAATAGTAGAATTAACAGTATCAAGTTTATTACCAATAGTAGTTTTCATACTATCAACAGCAGCTTTAATACTATCTAATTTAGCATCAACTTTATCAAAACGATTATTAAGAAGAGTTTGAGTTTCATCTGATTCACTTTTATGTTGATTTTCAAACTCATCAAATTCAGCTTTAACCATTTCATGTAATTCAGTAATCTTTTGACTAATCTCATCAAGATTAACTATAACATTATTTTCTCCAAGCTCATCATGTTCTTTATTACCAGAAATACTAAGTTTAAGATTATTAATAAGTTTATTAATAGCATCTAACTTATAATTAACTCTTTTATCATCTTCCATATCTTTAGAATTTAGTTTGTTACAAATATAAATTATATTATTAATAACAAGTAGTTTAACAATATTATTAACATTTTTTAATTAAGCAGTTTTAGAACTATTAATACCTAGATATTTAGTCCAAGTATAATGTTTACGTTTACTAATATAATTAAGATTATCATCATTAATATGAGCTTCTTCTTCAAAACTTACATCTTTATAAGCATCATGTTGTTTAATATGAAATAGTCTTATAATAAGATATTCAATACCATACCATATATAGAAAAAGATATATAACATCTCTTTCATTTGTTCTGTATGAATAGCTTCATGATTAAGTTCTTTATTACTTAATTCACCTTTAGTAAATATAATACCAAAAAGATTAATAGCTTTATAACCATTAAAAGGAAAATGTTTAGTCTTAATAACTCTCATAACTTTACTATTTTGAAATTTAATATTGTAAATATTTATGTACGTCCATAGAGCCACTTTTTAGGCTTATAGTAAGACTTTTATTCAATCGTGTATAGTTAATCAGCTAGGTTTAAAACTAGCCAAATTCGGCAAGCTATACTCCCCGTAGAGGATGGAGCAGGCTTAAATCAGTCAATCAAACCTAGCTAATCAATCTCATACAATCTTAACCAATAGTATTATCAATATCTTTATAACCAACTCCAAGTTTCTTTAGAATAGGACTAACAACCCAACTCCAAAACACAGGAGCAAGAATAGCACTATTAACAAGCATAATAGTATTATCATAACCAGCTGCAATATAAATACCAATCATAGCAACAATACTTATAACTAATACACATCTTTTTTGCCAAGTAGGAACTTTATTATCACCATTAAAATAATCAATAGTTTTAATAATAATATAAGTTAGAACATTAACAATAAACATAAATCCAAAATCAAAATTACTAAGGATTCCATCTACAATTACATCAATAAATTTGTCCATACTAAAATTTAGATAAATAAAAAAGGGAACTATCCGAAGATAATTCCCTTTTATAGTTTTACAATAATGATTAGTTATTCATGTGAAAATATTCCCACACTTTATCACCATCAAAATCTACATCTTTAAACCAAAATGTAATAGCACTTTCAAACACTTTATTATCTATATTACCACCAAACCATTCTTCAAATAGTTTAGCATAATCATGATATTGAGCATTAATTGCAACATAAACATCACAAGGCTCAACATCATTAGGCAATACTTCTTTATAGCGTTCACAAATCTCATGAGCTTTATTCATGTCATATTTTTCACCAATATATTTCTTATTGTCTTTAACATGATACATTTGTTCTACAACTTCTTTAGCTTCATATTCATTAAAATGATAGCCATCGTCATTATATCCACCGCTCATAAGCATAGTTAAAATCTTTTCTTCTCGGTCATTTTTATTAGCAGAGCGACCATAAGTATCGTAAGTATCATAGCCAATACGATTTCTCATGCCACCTCTACCACCACGACCACCTCGTCCTCCACGTGCATCAAGAAATTCACGAAATTCATCAAGAATATTTTGATTACCGCCACGACGATTACCAACATGGTAAGGTTGAATGTAAGGCATTTCTCTCATAATATTACTTTGTTTTTAAACTGATTAATGATTCTTTTAAAACTTCTAAATCAGTTTGATTAAGAGCAACAATTTTATTCACATAAGGAACTTCAAGAGATATAATACCTTTAGAAATATTACCGCCACCAATAAAAGGTATATCAAAATTAAAATTATCAATATTATTAATAACTTCCATTTCTTCATCAAATATACCTTCAATATCAATCATACCATCTTTATCTGCAATAGGCTTCAAGAACTTATCAAAACTATTAATATTATTAGTAATTGCTCTTTTAGCTAAAGGAATTAAAAGTCTTATAGCTGGAGAACTTTCACCCATAGATACTAATTGTTTAATAATATAATCTTTAATAACCTCTTTAACATTACCAATTTCAACCATAATATTACTTCTTTAAAAATTCTTCATAAGTTAAATTAGGATTAGTTTTACTAGCTTCTTTAAAAGCTTTAAACAATTCCATTTCTTTGTTAGTAACTTCAACAATTTTACTTTTAAGTAACTTAACAAGCTTAAGTTGTTCTTCAAGTAAATGTTTACCATCTTCACTAGCTTCAATTTTTCCTTTAACTAAATTAAGAACTTCTGCTTGAACCATATTTTGTAAAGCATTATAGTTATTTACATAATCTTGGTTACTAAGAAGCATATTTTGTTGTTCTTGTGTAAGTGGTGCAATTTCAGCATCAATAGCATCCCAAATTCCTTGAGTTGGAACTTGCTGATTTTGAGTTGTACCATTATTTGCATTAGGAATAGCATTACGACGATAAGCTTCATTAATTGCTTGTTTTTGACTTTGAAGAAAAGCAATTTGTTCATCAATGCTATTAGTCATTTTTTCACTAGGGTATAGCAAAGGGTCACTACTACCTAGTATGAATTGATTAACAGGTATCATATCTCTTTCAATTTAATGTTCTTAATCAAACTTAGTAATATTACTGAGCAGGAGTTCCACTAGCAGGTTGAGTAAAACCACATGGTAAACATCCATAAGCATTACGTCCAACTAGACCAGTAACAGTAGGTTCATTTGGAAGAGTAACTACACCATAGATAACATTACAAGTCTTTCTATCAGTATAGTTGATACCAGCCGTAAACATCTTTTCCATTTCGCATTGGATAAGTTTATCTTGATAAGGACGAATAGCTTTAGTAACAGCCAATTCAGCTTTCAAATCAGATAACTCTTTACGGATATCATCATCAGCATCACGAGTATATTTGTAAAGATTAAAATGGTCAGTGTTATTTTTCTCAATAAGAGCATCAGTACGATTACGTCCATCAATATAAACACCAAACAATTCACTATTCAATCGTTCTCTATCTTCAAAACGTTGATTCTGTTGAGTCAAAGCCCATTGATAAAGACCACCTTGAAGAGCTAAAGTATCTTCACAAGATTTTTCCCATGCTTGAAAAGCAGTAGGAGCACCGCTTCCACTACCAGCAGTAGCACCAAGTACGTTAATATTGGTAGAACCATCACCTAACATTCCACCACCAGTACCACCTAAAATACTAGCAGGAGTAGAACGTCTGTTACCAAACAAAGCCAAACCGCCAAGTGCAGTACCGATAATACCAAGAGTTAAACCTGCATTAGCTTTACCGTTTACATCACGACGATTACAACCGTCATAATTCATTCCAGCACCGTTGTAACCCTCTGGAACAACTTTCACTTTTTCAATTACTTGCATAATAAATTAAGGTTTAAGTTAAAAAAATAGATTAATACTTGTAGTTTGAACTACATAATCTATAACGCTTAAACCGTTATTTTTGTTTGGTAATTAACATTAATCTAACTTTCAATAGGACTATATATTGTCAATTCACCAATTTTGTTAAGTTTAGTATATTTTATTTCACCTATTGAAGTCTTACCATCATCAGCTTTACCACCTTGTGTACCAACATAACATTGAATAGTTTGTTGTCCTCTAAATTCAGAATTACCTGCAACAAAACCAAATCCAAATTTATAGTTATCAGTATAATTATCATTATAAACAGTGTTATCTTCATTTAACAAAACTGTATGATATTCATAACTATAATTATCATCACTAGTTATATTAAGAGTTGGCTTATCAAGAGTTAAAGGAGTACCAGTTGTATTGACTTGATTATTCCAAACTTTATATTTATCATTAGGTTTATTTTCATACCAACAATAACCATTGCCATGAACAAGTCCACCACCATGACGAATTATTTTAATATCATCTAAACCAATAACTTTATCATTAACTGAATTAACTCTAAAGTACTTTACTTCATTATTAGATTTAGCAACTCTTTTAATAACTTCACCATACCAACATTCTTTATAACCACCATATCCATCAGGCATATTAATAGTTCCATCAGCCAAAGGAAAAATAAACAGTCCTCTATTATCAACATCAATTTCATTATTTCTTAATTGCCAAGCATGAACAATAACTCCACCTTTATAAGCAGTACATTCAACAGTAACATGACCTCTACTTAAACTTCCAAACCAATTAGCACAAAGATTTATTTTCATTATATCAGGCATTTTATCTTCAAGGTTAATCATAGATTCAATATTGAACATAACACATTCAGCACCTGAAGCAGTATTATCGCCACCCCAATATAGATAAGGAATTTGACCTAAATTCCAAGACCAACCAACAGCTACATAATTTAAACTATTAATAGGAGAATTAACATAATATGATTTAGTATCCAAATCTCGACCATCATCCATACCCCAAATATATCTAAGTTGGACACTAGTAAAATCACTAAAATGAATAACAGAAGTAGGCCAAATATGATTAGCACCATCATAAACATGAGCAATATTAGTTTGACCTACTGTTCGTTTCTTAAGAGGTTTAGCAATTCCTCCTTGACGTCCAAGAGTTAAACTCATTATTCATCAATAATATTATAAGTCATTCCAGCAACTGGGGTAATAGTTGCATATTGGGTAGCAGTACCTGTCCAAATTGGAAGACTAAGTTTATTATTATTTGCACTAGGCATAGTCATATTAACTCCACATCCATCATTAATAGCTTTTTGAATCTTATCAAGATTAACACTATTAGTAATAGTTTGATTTATTTCTTTTTTAAAGTTATTAAATGTATCATTAGTAACATATCCATTAAGTAAATTATTAACTTCTTCTTTATTATAAGTTTCAGACTTAGTATAATAATTTTTAAGTAAATTATTAATTTCTTGTTTAGTATAACTATCAAATGAAGAAGTATCTCCCATTACTCTCCATTCATTACCATTCCAATAACAAATCTTTCCATCACGATATTCAATTTGACCAACAGCCCAATTACTACAAGTTACATTAGGAAGATATTCAGTTTCTTCACCAACCATGCCTGTAAGTTTACATTTATTTAAATCAATAGTACCATTTTCAATAATACCACCTTCAAATACAAGTTCACAACCAACAGGCATTGTAATAGTTTTACCACTTAAATCAAAAGCATAACGAATAATATAACGAGTATTTTCTTCGTTAATCATATCTTGAGTAAGAACAGCTTTATAATTAAGATAAATATTATTCTTAACTTGAACTAGATTTTCTTCATTAAAATAATATTTAATATTATCTACTGAATTAACATATATAATACCAAGTCTTGGACGTTCATCAGAAAGACAAGTATTATAAATATTATAATCTTCACTATTTCCATAAACAGGAGTGTTGACCCCCCGTAGAGGATGAACTCTATCAGTAGGTTCTACAATAGTCCATCTAGTATAATAATTATAAAATCCAACTCCATCATGAACAGTCTTAACTCTAAGAACAAATAATTTATGATAAGTATCATAATAAATACCAGCAGTATTACCTAAATCTGTTCTAATAACTTCATATTTATCAGTATTAAGAATTATTTGACCATATTGTTCACAATAAGTATCATCAAGAAAACCATCAAATAAAAGCTGTTCTGCATTACTAGCATCATCCTCCACGGGGAGTAAGACCTTGCGAACTATTTTATATCCTTTACCACTTTTATATTCAGGCTCATAAGGTCTATCTTTAAGACTAAGACGATTAACATTACAACAACCCGGACTTAATCTTATAGTAATATCTTCTTCATCAGGATAATTAATAATATTAACTTTACCATCTCCTGCAATCATTTGTTTAAGAGCTTCATTAAGCATATTCCAATCAATAGTTCCATCAGCTATTGGAATCTTAGCTCCACTTTCTTCAAGATACTTCTCACTAAGAATTTTTGTCCAATTATCATCAGAAACCCAACTAGTTTCAACACCAGCTTGAAGATTACTACCTATATAACTTTCAGTTATAGATACATTATGTTCAGCATCATAATAACTAATAGTAAGACTATTACGTCTAAAAATAGCAGGAACAGCTTTACGAGTATTAACTCTAGTTCCTTGATATGGAATCCATAAATGATTAAACCTAGAAAGAACAACAGTTAAATCATTATTTGTATCTTTGTCAAGAATATTTTGAAGATAAGTAATAGGAAATATTTTATCATAACTATTCTGACCTAGTTTTTCATATAGTTGTTTATTGTTCATAATTATGTGATTAATTTAAATAACTTTAATAAGTAAATAAACAATATAGGCATTAGTAATATTGTTATATTAAATAGTATTTTCATCATGGTTCAATTAAAACTCTTACATTAAATACTGTACTATTAGAAGTCATAGTAAATTGGCATAATATAGTAAATGAAGAAGTAGTTGTATTAGCAGTAACACTAATAATATTATTACTATTAGATACAGAAACATTATTTGAAGGTGTACTAACACTACTTAAAGTACAAGTATATTTACTGCCACCACCATCTTTATTTTCAAACCAAAATTGCAATTTACCAGCGTTCATTATAGAAATATTAGTAGGAATATATACATAAACACCAATAGGAGTTTTCTTAATATCATTATAACTTGCTTCTCCTTTATATATTGAATCTACATTTTGGCTATCTAAATAAATAGGTAAAGCAACATTTTGACTAGTAAAATAATCATTTTTAAATAGCAAGTCTACCACGTAAAGTATTTGCGGCTTGTGTATTTCGAATAGTAGTATTATTAGAACCTAACCATCTCCAATTAAAATACCAAGTACGAGCACTACTACTTAAATTAGCGGGAACAACAGAACTAAACATAATTATATTATTACTACCTGTATCTTCAACAGTAGTTGTACAGTTAGATTGACTTACAATAGCTACATCTTTTGCACTAGCATAAGTAGTATCTGTTCCACCACTTCCACTAACACCATTCCAAGTCCATGGTTGTGTTTTACGAAGTCTACAATAAGTAACAACTGTATCACCTCCAGAAATAACAGGTTTATCTCCAATATCATGTGTTACAGGATAACTAGTATAATCTGTATAATTAGATGAATTTCTATCATAAATATCAGTATGATATGTCATTTGTCCCGTAACTTTACTACCAGCAGATTGTGTAATATTAATAGATTTACTAACTCCATTATAAGTTGCAGTAACAGTTGTACTTCTACTTGTTGTAGTAGTTCTATTACCATAAGTAAGTTTACTTCCGCTAGTAGTACCACTTAATGTACCATCTCCAGATTTACTTAAAGTTGGACTACCATTTTCAGTTTCAGTATAAGTAGTACCCACTCCATTCCAAGTATAATTTCTAGTACGAGAAGCATGACAAAGAATTGTAGAACTACCACCACTAGCAGCAATATTCATAGGACTAGCAGATATAGTTACTTGCCAAGATGTCCAACTTCCAGTAACTTTATTACCGCCATATTGCATAACATCACAATAATCAGTAGCTCCATTATAATTAGCAGTAACTCTAGTTGTTCTAGCATCAGGAGATGTGTTATTACTAAAAGTTAAAGTATTACCACTTAAAACTCCAACACCACTTGTAACAGAAATAGTAGGAGTAGCACTATCAGACTCAGTGCCACCAGAACCTGCAACACCATTCCAAGTCCATGTTCTATTTCTTGAAGCATTACTATAAATAGTTACTGAATCACCTCCTGCCAAAACTTTATAGCTACTAGCACTACAAATTACAGACCAACTAGACCAACTTCCATAAATTTTAGCTCCTGCTGATTGTGTTATAGTAATATCTTTAGTTGCACTATCAATAGTTGCTCTAAATACAGAACTACGGGAACTAGTAGAAGTATTATTACCATAACTAACAGTAGAACCACTTAAAGAAGCTGCACCATTAACTTTACTTAATGTAGGAGAACCACTAGCATTTTCAGTATAAGTTGTTCCTGTACCATTCCATTGCCAAGTACGACTTCTAGTAGCAGAAGTAGATAATATAGCATTTCCACCAGCAGCAGCAATAGTTGTTACATTAGCACTTAAACTAATAGACCATGCTCCCCAACTACTATAAGTTTTAGCACCAGCATTTTGAGTTACAGTAGTATCTTTAGTTACAGAATCCATTGTAGCTCTAATAACTGTACTTCTAGCACTTGTAGAAGTATTATTATCATAAGTTACTTTATTACTAGCGAAAGAACCAGCTCCACTAACTTTACTAAGAGTAGGAGTTCCAGTTCCTGTTTCAGTTCCACCACTTCCATTAACTCCGTTCCATGTCCAAGTTCTTGTTCTACTTGCAGAAGTAGTTATATTTGAACTACCTCCACTAGCAGCAACATTTCCACTATTAGAAATATTAACTGTCCATGCAGACCAAGCACTATATTGTTTAGCTCCAGCAGATTGACTAATAGTTATATCTTTAGTAGTTGAATCAATAGTAGCACGAATAACAGTTGATTTACCACTTGTACTAGTATTATTTCCATAAGTAACTTTAGGACTAGTCCAATTACCTGTACCACTAACTTTACTTAATGTAGGACTTCCATTTCCAGTTTCTGTACCACCAGAACCGGCAACACCATTCCATGTATAACTTCTAGTTCTACTAGCACTAGTTGATATAGTAGCTGTTCCACCTGTTGCACCAATACTAGTTTTATCAGCACTAATATTAACAGTCCAAGCAGACCAATTACCATAAACTTTAGCACCAGCAGATTGTGTTATAGTAATAGACTTAGAAACACTATTGCTAGTAGCAGTAATAGTTATACTACGAGCATTTGTTGTAGTATTATTACTAGCAGTAACAGTTTTACCACTTAAACTAAATCCGCTAGCACTACCGCTAAGTGTAGGCGTAGCAGTTTCAGTATCAGTATGTGTAGTACCAACTCCATTCCAAGTCCAAGTACGAGAACGAGAAGCATTAGTAGTTATCGTAGATGAACCACCACTTGCACCTATCGTTTGCGTGCTTGCCGAAATAGAAACAGTCCAAGCAGACCACGCTGAATACACTTTTGCGCCTGCCTGCTGCGTTATCGTAACCGTTTTGGACAATCCTACATAACTAGCTGTAAGTGTCGCTGAACGGGCTGAAACGCTTTCATTTGATGTAAATTTTATTTGATTTCCACTAAGACTAGCACTACCACTAATACTAAGAGTAGGAGTAGCAGTTTCACTATAAATAGTACCAGTATTATTCCATTTATAAGTTCTACGAGCAATATTAGCTGTAACTGTTCTAGTACCACCTTTAGCTTCAACACTAGTTCCATCAGTTTGTAAATCTAGTACCCAATCAGTATAAACTTTAGCTCCAGCAGCTTGATTTAAAGCAGCACTAACTTCTTTAGTTTGACTATTTTCTAAAGTAAATACAGCAGTTAAAGTACCACTTTTAGCATTAGTAGATTCATTATTAGGTATAGTTAATACATTATTACTTATACTACCTAAAGTAGTAGAACTAGTAAAGCTAGCAGTAAGATTAACAACAGTTTCAATCCAAGTTCCAGCATAAGTAGAACCCTTGGTTATACTCCCCGTGGAGGATGCATAGTCAGTTCTCTTATATCCACTCTTAACAGAACTAGTCGGAAGTTTTAAATCATAAACACCACCAGTATTAGCTATACTACTATTAACTACTGTCAATGTACTAGTATCATATGTACTAGCTTTACTACCTTCAAACGTAACAGTATAACTATCTTTAGCTTCTGTATCATCAATTAATACAACTAACTTACCATTAGTTATAACTCCTTTTTCTATTCCATCAAATAAAACCTTAACTCTATCAGTAGGAAAAGTAACAGTATAAGATATAAATTCTTGTTTCCATTCTAATTCTACATTATGAGTTATAGGTAAATAACCACTATTACCACTAATAGTTTGAGATTTATAATGTTCAGCAGTAATATTAGCAGTATAATCAGTTTTAACAGGAATAGTAAATACAAATTTAGTATTATTTTCACTTATAACAGGAGTATAACCATTAATAGTAACAGTTCCGGAAACATTCAATTTAAATGTAATAGTAACATCTATATTTTCAGGATAAACAAGTTTATTACCTTGATATATTTCAAATACATCTATATTACCAATTTTAATATCATGTATTCCAACATCTCCTTGATATATAGCCATAATTTAAACATCTGATTTAACTATATAAGTAGTATTATTATCTTTTTGTGCAATAGCTGCATATTGAGTAGCAGTACCAACCCATATTTTAGGATTAACTATTGGGTCAATAGTAAGTTTAGATAATCTATAAAGAGTTTGGTCAACTATTTGAATAGTATTATAAGTATAAGTACCTTTATTGTTAATAGTAATATGCCCTATATATGTATCTGCATTCCATACTATTACAACTACATCTCCACTATATCTAAGACTAAAATTTCCAGCACCATTATAAAATACAGAATTAGGATTACAAATAGCAGTAACAAAATTACCAAAATTAGTAAATATATTATTTATAGCAGCTAATACTTCTGAATCAGCAGCATTATCAAGTATTTTATTAATTATTGTATCAATATTATATCTATTAATAATTGAATTACTATTTATAGCTACAAAAGTATTAATACTTTTAGTTTCTTCACCTCCAACTCTAGCTATACCTTTATCCCAACTTAAATCAATTTTATTAATTCCACCACCAGCAGAAAAATAAGTAATCGTAGCACTAATATTATGAGCGCCTATAACAATTCTATCAAAATTAATTCTAATATTGTTATTATCAATAGCAATAATACTTCCGCCTTTTAATAATATTTCTTTTACTTCATCAAAAGTTTTATCACAAGTAAAATCTTTTTGTCCATTAATATATATTCCAGTAGGAACAGTAACAACTACACCATAAACAGGAATAAATCCTTCAGGTGTGCTTTTATTTTCATATAATTGTTGATTAATATCTTGCATAACTTTATAAACTTTAAATGGTGGCACTTATTCAGTACCACCATGATTA